TTGTGGCCGTGGGGGTTGTTGAAATGGTGGTGTTGAGGTATTCCCGGAGCCAGTAGCCGATGGCCTTGTAGGCACGGTTGATTTCGTCGATACCTTCCTCGAACTGGATTGCGCTCTCGTCAATGCGGATAGCGAACCCCTGTGAATCGAGGATTGCGCTCTTCTGCTCGAAGTTGGTGATGTCCACGTATGCGAACTTACTGGATGCGGTCCGGACACGGGGAGTTTCCTTCTTGGGGTCAGTAGACTGGCTGACGGTCTCCTGCTTGTATCGGACGACCTGCGAGTTGGTCTTGACCCTCGGCAAGATGTCCATGAACACCAGATAGGGGTTCATTATCTCGAAGACGGTCGGAATTACGAAGTCCCGGTTGAGGAAATCTTCATTGGGTTGTGAAATCTGAACCATGTTTTTGTCCTCCTTAATCGCTCGATGCCTTCACCGGCCCGATAACACCTACAAGGATACTCGTGGTTGCTGCTGCTGCCTTTGCGACGTAGGTGAGTGCCATAAGACCGGCCCCGCCCGTAGTTACATCAGTCAGGCACATCTTACCGGCTGCAACTGACGTCGAAATCTTGACGACAAGGGTAGCGGTGTCACCCGGGGCAACGATTGACTGGTCTTGGGTCGTGATAGTGCACTTCCTGATTGAAGTGATACCTCCCCAGAGTTCGACGGTTGCCACCTGGTAATACTTGCCGGTGATACGGTTCGAGACCGAGTTCGCTGCCGCCGAAGTTGCAGGCATTACCTGAAGTTTTGGGGTTGATACGATGGTCCCGATAATGAGTGCGTTGCTCGCGTCAGGACGCTTGACAACGGGCAGACCGCCGGTTGCGGCGTAAGTTGCTTCGGCCCCGGTATACAGGGCAACGGCATCGCCTCGCTGAAGAGGAGTCGCGAATGTCATTACCTTCTCGGCAGAGGTTCTCCCTCCCGAGTTTATTGCGTTTGCAGATACTGTCGGGTCTCCTTGTTCGAGGATACACGTAATCTGTATCCCTCCCCCGATTTCGCCTGCGATTTGACTTGCTGCCATTACTTCTTCACCTCGACTGACTGGCCGGTTGCACGGCGGAACCTGTCACTGATGGATGCGTAGTCCTTGCCGTCGCCCTCATCGTTCCCTCCGGTCCCGGAACCCTGCTTCTGGGTGGAGTTCTGAATCTTCAGAGCGGTGAGACGCTTACTGAACGCGAGCGGGTCGCCCTCTGCCTCGTCACGAAGGGCTTTCTCATCTGCCGGGGTTGCGGTCAGACCTTTCGGGAGAGAGTTCTTGAGTTCAAGCCATGTCGCATCTCTCTCGGCCTGCTTCCGCTTGTCCTCGGCATTCTTGTATTCGGAGTTCGTTGCTGTCAGGGTTTCCACCTGCTTCCCGAGAGTTTCAAGTTTCTGGCCCTGTTCCTTGACGGTCTTTTCAAGGTCAGAGTTCTTGAGTTCCAGCGCCTTTGCTGCGTCCCTCGCGTCCTGAAGTTCTTTTTCGCTTACCATACTTTGTTCCTCGCTGTTTCCTGCGGCAACCTTCTTCTCCGGTTCTGCCGGGGGGCTCTCCTTCGGGAACATCGTGTTCCAGAGGGCTATGAGTGCCGCCTTTGCCTTGTTGTTCTCATCCGTCACATCTTCACCTACCGGCTCGGAGTTCAGAATGAACGTTCCCTTATCCCGTGGATTTGCCTTGTCACGGGGGAAGACTATGATGTGATTAAAGTCCGTAATTTCAGAGATGTCGTCACGTCCTTTCACCTCACCGTTCGGAGTTGTCAGGCAGTTTAACCCCGTAGAGAGCGAGAGGTTCCCTGCTTTCCAGAGGTCAACTGCTTTCGGATTCGTAAGGTGGAAATTACCCATCAGTCTCGGCTGTCCTTCGAGTTCAACACGGGGATCTAGAAGGACTCCCGCATCTTCAGCCCCGATTTGCCTCATCGCTTCTTCGGGGTCTCTCTCGAACAGTTCAAAATTGAATGGATGAATCCCGTCAGTCAGGATAATCTTTGTATTATCCATCATCCCCTCGTCAACCGCCTTCTGAAACGCCTCCTTTGAATAATACACATCTTCCTCTGGTTTATCCGGCTTTGGGATGGTCGCATCGAGTGTCTGAACGATAGTGTTCTTGAAATCTGCCGATACTGCCATCCCTCCGTTGGATAAGAGAGTCATTCTTTTAGTTGGCTTTACTGCCGCTGTCGGCATGATTACTCTGTCAGTGAACGAGAGTTATAATACTTTCAACAGGTTTTGGTTTCTGAAAAAGTGCAAAACATCGCTATTGCAGGGTCACCACGGTCGTTTATTTCGTGTTTTTCCCTATTCGCGGGTTTTCCTTAATGGCTGATAAAAAAGGCTGTAGAATGATGATATGATGTGTTTCTGTTCGCGTCACGTCTGTTTACGTTCTGCTTCCAGTTTCTTCCGATACCTCTTGATACAGACGGTTCCCCGCTTCCCATCGTTATCTTCTGGATACATCCTCGACAGGTCAGCCGCAATCTCTGACGGGAATTTACGGGCATAGTGAGCCTTCGTGTATGCCTTCTCTCGTTGCGTCAACGGTCTCCCCTGCATTTTCACCGCTCCCATTTCTTCAGGATTTCGCCCGTTGCCGTATCGAGAACGAGGTATTTTGAGAACCATTTCTTCCCGTAGTAACAGAGGGTATCAAAGAGGGTTTTGGCTTCAAGCGCAGTATTACCCAATCGGGTTTTGAGCAGCCCATATTCAGAACACCGCCTTGAGTGCCCCGATGATATTGAAAGCGTTGTTCAGGAGAAGAAGGATAATAATCCCGAGGAACGCGAAGTAAATGTCGTGCCGGTCCACCATCTTACTGATGCCGTTTATCCTCTGATGAAGAGTCTCATCCCTTTTCTCACTCGCTTTTATTGCCTCTTCTTTCTCTTCACGGAACCGTTTCTCAAACTCCTCAAATTTTTTATTGAATGCGTCAGAGGTGACTTGCGTCGCCTGCATTTTAATGATAGATTCGCTCATCGTCGTCACGCTCTCTGCCATCCTTTCCATCGCAGATTCAAGCCGGGTTAACGACTTCGCCTGTTCCTCGGATTGTCCCTGCATCTTTGTCGTAGCGGTAAGGAGTTTGATAAACTCTTCCTGCTTCGCGCATTCGTGGCCTGTTTTCTCACCTGTCATTTCTCATCCTCGTTCTTCTGGTCATCTTTCCATGCTTTTTCAGGGTCGAATCCGAGGAGCCTTACGACAGCCTCATCATCCCCGACATCCTCCGGGTCGTCTATCTCTTCCTTCGGGTCTTTTGCGAGGTCTTTCCTCCAATCCACGGGCTTCTCCTCGGGGTCACCGTAAATGATAATCTCGTCGTCAAACAGTCCTTCCTTCATGGCTTCATCCCCTCGAAGACTTCAGGAGCAATGTAATATTTCGCTGCGATTGTCGGGGTATTCCCGAGTTGCGCGGATACCCTTGTCGATACCGCCTTGACCAACTTCTGATACTCCCGCTTGCTCGTAGGTTTCGGGTATTTCGCAATCTCGGCCTTCGCTATCCTCGTTCCGAGAACCGTCCTGAAGTCTTTCGTCCTGAAATCCCCTTTCCCGAGGGTCTTTGAATAGTCACGGAGAGACGATGCCGAGGTTTCAGGGAACAGTTGCCCGTTCTCCCCTGCGGATGCAGCGCGGGTCGAAAGAATACGGGCTGCGTCCTTGTCCGTGACAGGGATAGAGAGGTCTTTTCCTTCCTTCCCTACGAAGTTCAGGGTGACGGACCCGTCTTTACCGAGAGAGACGTGCCTACCTTCGAGCGTCGTTACGCCATACGCCTGTTTCTCGGCTTTCGTGTCCATCGTCGAGCCGGGCCGGACTCCCGTTGCCATTACGACAGAGAGACATTCGGCTTTCTCTGCGTTTAAGGGGTTTGCCATGTTATCCGCGTTCTCTGCCCGTATCTGGTCGAACTTCTTATCCAGTTCCTTGACCTTCTCGAATTTCTGGTCTTGTTTCATCTGGTTGAACCGCTCGTTATACATCCGAATGGTTCTTCCCTTCGTATCCTGACCCCTTACGAGTTCATCCGCATCGGGGTCTTCAGAGTATTCGACGTTAGTCCAGCCGGGCTTTGCGAGTTTCGCTACATAGTCGGGCGCGGGGGAACCGTCTGCCGTGACCCACGTTCCCTTCTCTCCGTTCGCGCCTTTCTGGTAAGTTGCTCCGGCCCGTCCACCGTTCCCTACGCTTCCCCCTCTCTCACCCAGTCTTCCCTCATGCATGAAATTCCCGCTTCCTGCTCCTCCGTGGAGAAGAATGGCGTTCTCCTCTGATATTTCTTCGCCATCCTCGAAGTCCTCCGGGCTTGTTACCTCGTCAGCCACATCGTAGCCCGGTATCACGGGTTCCCAGATACATTTACAGTTCGGGTGAAGGGGAAGGTCCGGCTCCTCTCCGAGATTGAACACCTGGTCCTCAATCTCTTCAGCGCAGAGGTCACAGCAATCGAAGGACCGACCAATGACCTGTTCAATCCCTCGGTCGTAATACGAGTTGACGTGCCCGGCGTTCCGGTGGCGCATGGTTTCCGTTCGAGCCACCATCGACGCATGGGATTTCATCGAGGTAAAGTAATCGTTGAGGTCGGCAGCGAGAGAGCCTTTTGGGTAATACCCAGTATCTCCCTCCTGTATCCGTCCAACCGGCCTGCCCTCGATGATTGCCTGCTTGATGAGGTCAGCGATATTCGCCCTCACATCCTCGTCAAGCGTCCCGGCTGACCATTCGACCTTCTTGCCGTTAATGAGGGTCTTTCCCTCGTTGACCAGAAGGGACCGGTAGTTGGTGGCGTATTCCACGGCTGACTTCTGAACGAGGGTCCAGTCAATCGCATACTTGTCTTTCCCCGTGACGCTCTGAAGGACGTTCGAGCCTTCGACCTCTCCCTGAATGTAGGACTTGGTGGCTACGTCTACGAGGTCTTGCTGATACTCGGCCTTGAACGCTGCTGCTTCAGAAGATAGTTTCGAGGTTGCTGAATCAACGACGGCTTTCTTCAGGGTATTTATCGGGGTCTCTGCGAGGAGTTTAACCCCGTCTACGTTGAGGACCATGTTCGCTTCAGGGTGTGTCGTGAGTGATGTGAACCCAAGCCCCTGATAGAACGTCTCTGCCGATGGGAGCGATTGAGTGATAATCGTCTTTCCCTCTCTCGCCGCCATTCCCGCGACATTCTGCATTATCTCGGTTCCGGTCCCGGCTCGTTCCCCTGTAGTAGCGATATTGTCGAGGTAGACGTTGGTATTATAGAACTTTACGTCAGCAAGACCGAGGAGTTTTCCGTCGGGGTTACGGGCAATGATTAAATCCTCTCCTGACTTTGCGGCACGGAGAGCGATGCGGCTTGCTTCGTCGTTTTTCCAGTCTGTATTCAGGATTTCGTAATAGAGTTTATCCGCATCGTCAGATGAGCCGTAGTTTGCGAACGTCAGGGATACTTTCGAGGGAGTGGCGTTTGTCAGCCTCACCACTCGTTCCGGTCTCCGATAAAAGAGTTCAAGGGAGTTCAGGGCTGAAGACTCCCGGCAGGATGAACAGGCGCATTCACTCATCCTTTACCCCTCACGGTTCGACGGAATTAAGGATAGCCATTACTTTCTCGCTCATTCCGTCGATGGACTTGATAAGACCCGCATCAAGGTCTTTCTCCCCTACGGAGTTGGTCTGCCGGACCCTCCGCATACTCTGGGTCAACGGTGTTTCCTTCGTCATCTGGGTTACAGGGGATTGTCCGAACGGGCTTTGCAGGGCCGCGTCTCCCCCGAGAGAGTCCCATGCAGCCTTGTTCTCTGCAAGGGTCTTTTCGTCAGCGTCGTCTTCATCGAGCCATTCCCTGACGGTGTTCGGGTGAACGATTGCCCTCTTGTTACTCCCGAGGACGAGCGTTGCCTTGTTGAGATTTACCTCTGACTTGTCGATGGAAGGCGCGGGAATGGTAATCTTCACACCCCAATCATCGTCAAACCCGTTCGGCTCGATATATGTCAGGCGTAAGAACTGTTCCCACATATTTTCTACTTTCGTAAGTTCAGACGCCGAATAATCGTTAATCATCTCGGCCTGCGCGTTATCGCTACCCCCGAGCCTCTGGCTCTCGCTGCCGTTGTTCAGGAGTTGCGTTGGGGAGACGTAGGAAATCATCAGCATATTGACGATTTTTATTGCCTCGTATAACGTCGTGCCTTCCTTGAACGGGAATACTTGGAACGTCACGCCTTCAGGAGCAATCGCTGTCGTGTTCTTATTCCAGTTCCGCAGGATTTTCTTCGTATCTTTAATTTTATCGTCATCTGAATCGTCGGGAACGGTTGCGATGATGATAGGTCCGGCAATACGGTTGGCCTGCTGCATTGCGGCGTTCAGGAGGAACTTACTCATCTCGAAGAAGGGGAATAAGGGGTAAAAGGTCGGGTCACCGGCAACGAGTTCGCAGTCAGGAGCCGTCATTGCGTAACAGTTTGTTATCTGTTTCGTCACCGTGCCTTTCCCGATAGTCTGCCAGTATTGGGGGGTCGTCTCACCTTCTATAAGGACAATACCCTTGAGGAAATGCCCTTGATTCAGGATAGTTCCTTTCGGCTGGCCCGGGGTCTTGAACGTGTGCGGGGGGAGGTAGGTCAGTTCGTTGATGTTATAGGAGTTCGGCGTTGGGTTGCCCTTATGGTCCTTCCAGTCGCAGACCGGCTCGAACGGCGCAATCCCAAACCATGAAATAGCGTCGAACGACTGCATCATGCGGGTATAGAAGTTGACCTTCGGCCTGTCCAGCATCTTCTTGAGCGTCTTTGACTGTTCCTCGTCCGTCTTTCCGTCCGGGTTAATCATCTCGACAGAATAGGGCTTGCGGAACAACATCGCCCTCTGCATTCTCTGGATACCCCGGCCAAACAGGTTCTTCGTCTTGTAGTTCTCGATACTGTCTGCCGTGAATACCTCGGAGTCAAACATGAACCCCGTATTCGTGACGTATCGCTGGCCTTGCGAGACCGTGGCGGGTGCTTTCCCTCCTGCGGCCTTCGTTACTTTCGGCGTAACTGCGGCGTGTTTTATCCGCATATCCGCCGCCAACTCCCCAAAATGAACTGCCATCTGAAATTCTCCCCTTAAGATATACCAAAGTGCTGCCCAGACCCATATAAGACTTTCATAGGCCTATGCGAGATACGGGATACCTCCCTCATCGTCCTCGGGAATGTCTCTTATCGCCGGCCCGTCTTTATCTCGTTTCTGTTCCTGTTCGTGCATCGTGAGTCTCGGAACCCCTGACGGTTCTTCGCGCTCCTGCACGTTATCCCCTGCCCGAAGGACCGACCGAACGTTCACGACCGAGAGCGCATACCTCAAAGCATCGACGAGGTGGAACTTGCTCTTGTCCTGAATCGTCTTCTCTATCGGCTCCCCGAGCGCGTCAACTTCCCTCGAATATTCCCGTATCTGGGTCAGGAGTTCGACGCAGGAGTTGGCTATATACAGGCGTTTCATCTTCATCAGGCGAATGATACGGTCAATACCGGGCTCGACGTTGAATATCGCGGGTTCGTAGACGTGAACACCTCCCGTTCCCATATCTTTCCTGAACTGCCCTTCTGACTTCGTTCCACCGACGACTTTGACCTTCCGATAATTACTCTTGGCCCGTATCTTGATGTTCGCCGCATGTTCGACGGTCACGAGTCCTCCTTCGTGGTGTTCCTCGAACACGTAGACTCTCCCGAGTCCCGGCTGTATTGCGACGTAGACGCTTGCGAAGTTCGTGCCGCCCGGGTCCACCCCGACAATCACCCGGTCGCCCGCAGGGACAGGTTGATAGGGAATGACCATCGTCGTATCATCGAAGTCCGAGAAGATGGCTCCTGCCGGACGGTCATACTGACCCCGATACCGCATCTTGAACTTCCAGTCGGGCATCGTCTCCTTTGCCTCGTAGTATTCCTCCTCCGGGAAATTGGGGTTCATGATGGAATCGAACTGGACGACCTCGATGTTGGGGTTTCCCGCTCTCCATCGGTCATAAATTTCCTTCTTCATCCACCCGTGGTTATAGAGGGTCGTTGTTCCGAGCACCCGTCCACGAGCGAGAGAAAGCCGAGCCCTGACAGAATCCCATGTGGCTATAGTGTAATCGTCGTTCCCTACCTCGTCCAGCCATGCAGCCTTTGCCGTCGCAGATTCAAGAGAAGTAACCCCGACGTTTGCCCCTCCTTTCGCTCCCTTCCCGGCTCGGGCAGACCGAAGGATAATACGGCCCCACATATTCGCCGTATCTCTCGAAGTTTCCGCGCCGAACTCGCCCGTGATAGGGTTACGGAGTTCGATGACACGGGTGCCGGCCCAATACCTGCCTTTCCCTAGAATATCGACAAAGACCTTGAGGATTTCAGGGAGCATCTTCATCTGGAACATTTCATACGAAGATGCGACGGCAAGGAAATCTCCCCCAGTCTCCATCCAGCCTTCCGGGGGCATCTCGTTATACCGTCCCTTATACGGGTCGAGATATTCGGGTTTGATACACGTCAGACATATCTCCTGCCAGAGCCACCACGGGCCAAGAGATGTCTTCCCTCCCTGCGTTCCCGCAAGCATGAAGATATACCGTGCTTCACTCTCCATTACCCGCCGTTGTCCCTCATGGAAGTCCAGTAAGAGGGCTCCTGAAGCGTCAAATGCGAATATCTCTTTCTGCCTCGCAAAAGGGAGAGGGATAGAGGCTGAACTCATTTCTTGGCCCGGCTCGGTTTCTTTTTATCCGAGGTTCCCTGATAGATTTTCTCCTTTACCAGTTCCCCTCCTTCTTTCCGTCTAACCATGTTGATGATAAGGGAGTTCGGGCTAAATAGCGGCTTTGTCGGGTCTCCTGCGAACATCATGTTATCTCTCTGACCGAGCAGTTGTTTCCCGAGCCATATCTGCATCGTGACGTTCCCTTTCTGTGCAGCCTCAAACTGGACCCTGCGGAGAGATGCTTTGGCATAGTTCAGCCCGTCATCCATCATGTCCATCGCTACGGGGTCACGCTGGATAGTATCGGCGGATACTCCGAGGACAGCAGCAACCTCCTTCTGGGTGCAGGCCATCCGGAACAGCCGCTTAATCAGTTCATACGCCGTTATCTCTTCCGTTGGCTCTCCATTCTTATCTCGGAGTGTTACTGACATCTTGGCAAGTTTCTTCGATTTCGCTGGCATCTCATTCCTCTCTGTTCATCTTGAGTTCCATCCCGTAGTTATCGACACCATCGGGGATTACGACCCCCTTCTTCAGGACGAGTTTGTTGTTCTTAAACGGAGAATAATCGACGTGGTGATGCCATCGTCCGAATCTCCATACTACCTTCGACACGTCGGGGTGCATCGCTACCTGCATTTGGCTCTTGGGTAAGGTTCCTTCCTTCGAGTAAAACTGTTCCGTATTCCCGCCCTTAATCACCTGTGTCGGCATCTTATACCCGAGGAACGCATTGAATTGGCACGTCACCCATCCGTCCTTCAAGGCTCGAAGGGATAGGTCAGTATCCTCGTTATATCGACCCCGCCAGCGATACGGGATATTGTTCTTGATGAGGAGCATCGAGTATATCCTCGTATTCAGGACAAAGGGAGGCATCTTCTGTTTCCTCGACGCAAACATGAAGTAGTTGGGCCCGGCTATTGCGACGTTGATATAGCGGTCGCAGAAGTCTTCCATTGCCCTGAATATCGTCCCATCGGATACCGGGACTTTCAGGTTATTATACAGGCGATAGAATCCGTTAACGTTATCGTCAAAGACCCAATGCCGTTCCGCTCCGAGGGTGATTGAGTGGTCCCAACAGAAATTCCTCGCTGCCCCCGGTCCTTTACTCTTCGTGTTCCCGAGGTCGTCAAACGTGTCATACTCCTCGTAGTATTTCGGAGGCATTACGAGGATGTTCTCGGGAGCGATAACCTCTGCATATGCCTCATACTCTCCTTCGTCAATGACGATATAATAAGGGACGTTCAGGGCTTCAAATGATTTCGCCGTCAGTCTCGATTCTGCCCGACCCTTCGAGACGATATAAACGGGGTATCGCGGGTTCATTTCTTCTTACCTCGAACTTTCGAGGTTGCGGGTTTTTTCTTGGGCGTTTCCTTCGGAGGTTCGACGATATGGACATCTTCTGTCGGAGTTCCGACGAACGCTTTATTTTTTATCGGCTCGATTTTGGCCTTGGGGAACCAGATGAACCGAGTTCTTTTAAGTATCGTCTGACCTACGAGAGCAGAGAACGATTCGACATCTTCCCACGTCTCGAAGTGGATAATGACGGATTTTATACCCATCTTATCGGCCTGCGTGAACTCAGGCATCCCTTTCCATTCCTTCTCGTGGTCAAGAGGAAGAGGGTTCATTGCCCCGAGGACATTCCCGAACTCCCCGTCATTATACCCGATAGTTTCGAGGTCAATCCCTACGTCCTGCAATCCTTCGAGGATACCGGCAAGTTTCGGCATATCCCAGTCTCCCGTTATCCGGTTCAGAGCGATACCGAGCGCCTGTCTTGTCTCTGGGGTCAGGTGAGGGAGTTCCGCGTCACTGAACGCCCACGATATCCCTCCGAGCGTCAGGGCATAGAGCGCAGTCTCTCCCCGCTCAAGCAGTATCTTTAACCTCTGATGACCCCCGATAACAATCTTCGTCTCCGTATCATAGACGATAGGGTCAACCAGTCCAAAGGTCTTCATCGAGGTCGATATCCTCTGATATTTCGAGTCCTTCGGCTTTAGGTCTGCCCTCGGATTATCGGGGTCAGCAATAAGAGAGCCGATTGCGATTACCGAGGTCATCAGGGGCTTTTTAGGAGACCGCACTTGGGGCAACGTCTCGTCTGACGCTCCCTTCTTCCCGCTCGCTTTCGCGGGGTTTTTCTTCTCCGGAACAGGGTCTTTTTGAATGGTTTTACGTGCCATACTGATACTTCGAGGGTCTGGGGATAATAAAGGTTTGCGTGTTGATGCGTTCAGGTTCCGGCTCGTTGTTTTACATATGCCATTTTAGACTGATAGCGGGTGTTTCTTTCGAGTTTCTTTCTTTTTCCGTGTAAGTATCCGTAGCGACAATAACAGGCTGCCAAACAGCACTATCAGGCATTTACAGATATGTTCTCTCGGACAATGACGTGAATGTTTTTCGCTCGGGTCTTTCTCCCGAACCATCGAAGGGACGTAAACAGAAAAGGGTGATATTGGTGTTTGGCAGCCTGTTTATGTTGAACAAAGAGACTTACACGTTTTTCGGGTAAAAGTTCGTTGCACAGATGATGTCAGGCTATTACAGGTGTTGTAAGAAAAGTTCTAGGAACCTTGTTTGCTTAAAGTGATTGCTTGAATCCATTGCTTAACGGTATTCCTTCAAGCAATCGGTTGAAAATAGAGATAGACCCTTCATCCTTTGTCTCGTCTATCAGGAGATGCAGGCCATCATTTCGTTCCCCGGGCGAGAGCCCCTTCCGGCGACGTCCTATTCCTTGAGTTTCGGTTTAGGCGGGTCCATCTCAGGACATGGATTCGTGGCGGGGTGAACGCCTCCGAGGTCTTTCTCCTCTCGAACCTGGGATTGGGTGAGTTTCTTCGCTCACCCGAGGATGTGCTTACCTTGCGGGGATGATTCAGGGGAGAGGTATTGTAGTGACGTGCTTGTTGCCGTTGTCGTCAATCCATGTGTTCTTCAGTCCTGTTACTGACTCGTTGGGATTAATCCATGTTTTATACCGTTCCGGGGTCTCCGGGAGCGTGTAGAGGTAGCGTTTCAGGACGTTTCTCTCGTAGAGGACGTGACTGTATGCCAGAGGATATTCCTTGATGTGGAGGTAGTTGTTCCCCGAGAAATACTTGACACGGATAATATCGTTCACGAACTCACAGGACCATTCCACCGGCGTTCCTTCCTGCCGGGTCTGGCCGGTCGTGAAGTAGTCGTCAGGAGGTAACTGCTGACCGTCGTTCATGATTGCGATTGCTGCGTCCTGCTCGGTTATTGCTGCGACAGGAGATGCGATACAGATTGCTACGAGGATAATCCACGCAGCCATAATGACGATTGCCGTCTTTGCGGTTGTTTTCATGTCAGTCTGAATGATATTCTTTGCTCCGAGAGAGAACCATTTGGGAACAGTTTTTCTCTCGGAGCCGTCTTCTCTTCGATACTTGCCGGTGTTTCTCCGGCTGATGTGCCCGGGAGGAGTTGAACCTCCTTTGTGCGCTGGAACTCCCTGTCCGCCGTCGCACCCCTTAACAGACACTAGAGATTAAAAATTTATTATATTGTTCAAGGAAATAATCCTTTAGTCTTCGAGAGATTCACGGGCTTTGACAATAAGACAGTAGAACGGACCCCGTTCAATCTGCTCCTTCGCTGCCGCTACGGTCTCGCTGAAGAGGGGTTCTTCGTCAAAGAACGCCCCCGGGCAAATCGTCGCAAAGGTTCCCTCTGGATAGATGACCGGGAATGATGTCCACATCTTACGAATGAAAGATTCGTCTGCAAACGTCTGTCTCTCGGCTCTCTCTTCCTCGGGTTCCTGATAGGGGATGATTTCGAGAGTAAAGAGAGGGTGTTTCTCCCTATTGAGATACCCGTTTGCCCGTAGTTCATTGACGGCTTTCTGCAACTCTTCAAGAGGAGTTCCGTCAGGGGCTTTCCATATTACTATCGGGTTGATTGCGCGACGGGCTTTTTTAAGCCGTTCCTCGAATAGAAACCAGTCGTAGAGACATAGGGTTTTCCCGGGCATCGCCTCTCTTCCGCAGACCCGACACAAATCAGGAGCGTTGATACTTCGGGTGAGGTATTCAGCGTAGGTTTCTCTGCACGGGTCCATCGGAGGGGTTCTTTGGGTCATTCCTTTATCATCTTCTCCCATTCGAGGACAACGGCGAGTCCTTCAGGGATATTCCACGATGCCCTGATACTGTTATGGATGTGTTCTTCTTTCTTGGTGCTCTCCTGAGAATGGTCACACGTCCTTCCTTCTGTCGGCTTAATCGCGTGGATTTCACATCGTTCATCCTTGAAAAACGTGCACGGTCCTCCCTCGAATCTCGTTACGTTCCCGGTCTCTCTTCCCTTGATTGCAGGTTTCAGGATGGGGAAAAGATGTGGAGATATTGAATCCTCCCCGTAACATGAGAGCATCAGCCGTTTCGCGTGGCCTGCGTCGATAAGTCGTTTCATGTCTTTCGGAGTTCCGATACAGGGAACGAACCCGCACATGGACCGGCAGACTTCGCAGGTGCAGGAGACTGACGGAAGAACGCGGAGTTCATCTTCCGTGAGAAACTTTGTCATAGTCTCTCATTCCCTGAAAAGTCTTGGAATTGAGCCGAACACTGGACGCTCGTTGGGAACCACGGGAGCGTGACAACGATTTCGTCCTTGAAGTATTCCGTGCCGCATTCGTCGGGGAATCCTTCAAGCCAGCCACGGTCTTCCATGAACCGATTGAGGGTTTTCCGTTTCTCCTCTTGATGCTGCATGATTTCGCGGATATAGAGCGCGGGTTTGCTGTCTTTTTCACAGAGAGGATTTTGGTCTCCTCCCGTATAGGGGAATGGAAGTCCGTGGTCCCAATCGAAATCATATTCGATGCCGTCAACCTCGAAGGTGAAATATTCGTCTGCGACTTCAGTGATTTTCCCGTTGTATTTCTCTCCTGTCGCTTTATCGAGAGCCCGTTCAATCTCGTCCTGTTCTTTCCAGAACGCTATCAGCCGGTCAATGTCGTGGACGAGGGAGAGATAGAGTTCAGTCGGGGTCATTCAACACACCTTTTAACTCGTTCTGAAGGTCAACCATCTCGCTGTATTTCTCGTCGTCGTCAATCTGTGACATGCCGTAATCCATGCAGAATACGACGGCTTTCACGAGGTTCTGAACGAGCGGGTCGTTTTGGTCAAGGGTCATTCCGGTTCCTCCTTCGGAAGATTCTTGAAATACTCTCTGGCTTTCACGAGGTATTTCTCGCTGTCCTCTCCGCTCTCTTCCCAGAGTTTCTTCAGGGGGGGAATATTTTTCTCCGGGTCTTTGAGGTTGAGCGTCGGAACGGTGCTGATGAGTTTGTCATGGTCATCGTAATGCAGGACGATATACGGGCAATGACAAATCCTACAGTGTGCGTGACCGTGGCAGATAGACCATTCAAGCAAGAGGTCTCTTCCGCAGATAGGGCATTTCTCTGGTTCTTTTCCCTCTTCGGTCATGTTCGGTCCTCGAAGATAGGGGTGTTTGTTATTCCTTCGGGAATTGTCCACCCTTTCTTATCCACAAAGATATCCTCTATGATTTTCAGTTTCTCTCCTACTTGCTCGGTATGATACCGTGACCGTTCAGGAGGAGCACAGAACCGGCACGAGGTTCCGCATTTCTTGAAGTCTTCCGAGTCTTTCGCGTATCCCCACGAGAGCCCCTGATGCCATGCCATGACGTTCATGCAGGCTTCACAGGATTGAGAGCAGAAGATTACTGCGTCCTGATAGGGCCAGCCGTCATCCAAGAGAGCAAGGAGAAGTTCGACGTTGAATGAAGATGATGATTCTCCGAGGTATTCCCATATCGCTTCTTCGATGTGCGAGGATTCGTCAACTACGCCGGTCTTTAATCTGACGAAACCAACGGTCTTGACTTCTCTCCATCCGTGGAAGAATTGTGTCGTTCCTTCGGGGAAATTACAGAGGTTTTGTCCGAGGGCACATCTCTGCCCATCCGGGAGTTGATAGAACGCTGAAAGGAACCCGTCTTTCCGAAGGTTCATTCGAGGGGTGTGACGGATGAGTTTTCTTATCCGTCTCTTCAGTTGTTCAAACATTGGATTTCCCCCTCGAAAGAATCGCCTGCCATAACCCTGCATGACAGTAGTGGAACGACGGGAACCGTTCTTCGAGTTCTCCCAGTTTTATCTCTCGGTTCGGCTGAATCCGGCAGAAGTGATAGTTATCGTAGGACTCCGTGCGGAGCATGACCTCAATCCTGCTTCCGTCACTCGCAGTTCCCTCGAAGAAGATTGCCCCGTCAGTCATCAGGGAGAATTTCATCTTGGTATCTCCGTGAATCTTGACCAGTTCCTCGTAGGTTTCCGGGAGAAGGACAACGTTGCCAATCTCCTCCTCGATTTTCTTGACGATACCTTCTGCCCTCTGGTGATAGCCTGCATCCTTGTTTTCAGGGAGGGCTTTCCGGATAATATCCGTGAGGGCTTCTTTGACCTCTGATTTCATTTCAATCTCTCCCGTGGCTCTCCGGGTCTTGAGAGAACCACCGCACCGACCGAAGCGGGATATGGCGGTTCTTTCCGTTCGTAAGTCTCATCCAGAGGAGGTCAGAGCCGAAGCGAACTTCTGATGCCTCGAACTCCTCCAAGTATCCGTCGTGCCATCGCACGCTCACGTTGATTTTCTTCTCGGTCATTTTAATCGAACCTGTCTCCGATTTCTGTGATGATTTTCCCGAAGAGAATGACATCGGCTCTCGTATATCCATTCCCTATGAGGTAACTGGTAGTTTTTCCAGCCTCTTCGTGAACCTCAAGGACGTGTTGGTTCCTCTTCCTGTTCGCAAGTGCCATCTGTTCTTTTTCTGACGTTTTTGTTGTCGGTTCTTTTTCTGTCATTTCGATTCAACTCCTGAATGATAATCTTCTTTCTTTCCTCAATGGACACCAATCGGGCCGGAGAAGGATAGCCGGTCCTTGACTCTTGGGATTGAGGCAGACCAGTTCGTTTCCCTCTCTCGGTTTCCCGCAATGGTAGGTGAATGAGATTCTCCCCGTTTTCTGGTCGATGTTCGTCTGGGTCCAGATATATGAGAATTTCGGGCAGCAAATATCCTGAAGGCACGGGAGCGAGCCTTTCCCGAAATACATTGCGCTCTCGATTTCGCTGAAGTCATAGAACTTCCCTTTGACGAACACGCCTCCTTCTGCTGGCATCATCGTTTTAGTCCTCCCTCGGGTCGAACGGTTTATTCTTACACACGGGGCACATCTTCGTATCCCCTACATCTTCCGGCCCGTCCTCTCCGTTTGTCCTGACGTAATTACTTTCGAGGTCGTCGAATACCGAATCATCGACGGTTGCACCGCAGAACGGGCAGACGTAGACGATACGCCACTTGGTTTCTTCCATCATCATTTCCCCAGTAATCTCAAGGTCTTCTGAATCTATCGTTCAGAGAGCCCGTGGTTTTTCTCCTTTTTTATATTCAATTGAAAAACCCCATCATATCTCTCACATCATCCTCTTTTCGTTGCTGCTTTGTCCGGTAATTGTCTATTACATGGAGGCATCCCCCCGGGAGATCACACCCTTCTATCTCGTTCCCGGGTTGATATTTGGGTTTGTTGCAAACATTTAGTCTACATTTGGTTTTTTTACAATCTCCACATCCATGATACGTCATTTCTTCACCTTCGGTTCATTCTGACTCTCCACGTACTTCATCAGCACATCAAGCGATACCTGCCCGGTCGAGGCTATATACTTTGAATCTGACCAGAACGAGTCTCCCCATAAGAGGTTCTTAATCTCCGGAAATTCCTGACGGAGATACCGGCTTGACACGCCCTTTTTCTGGGTCTTGGATACACGGGGCTTGTCGAATCCACTCCTCTATACTCATCAATACCATCCCCATTCATCCGCCGTTTCTCTTGGGGGATTTACAATCTGCTCTCCCCACCTTCGCAGGCCCGGGGGGAACTCCTGCCGGACATTATCACATACGAGGGCTTTCTTCATGCTGCCCTTGAGGAATATCGCAGGTTTATTCGGGAGGGCTTCGAGGGCTCTGTCGAGAGTAATCCAGTCCATCAAGGGAAGGTTCTTCATAGGGTCCGGGGTCTTCGCTCCAATGATAATCCACGGTATCCCTCTGAAATCCGTCTTTCCTCCGCAGGTAACGTCTCCGAGGAGCGGTTCGATGGAGAGAAAGAGGTTGCGGGTCATACAGGCCGAATTACAGAGCCGGTCAACCTTCCAAGCGTCTTTCTCGCTCGTTATCGTCGTGCCGAACCAACAGTTCTTCGGGAGGTTGGCTTCGTGATACCTCGCCCAGTCGTGAAGGAGCCGGTTCATGTTCTCGGGGTCTTTCGTCAGGAATAAGAAACGATGTTTCTCTCCTTCGTTCTTGAGTGCCGTCAGTAAGAGGTCGTCGATATACTCGAACTCCTGCCATTGCCCGAAGGTATCCCCCATAGAATTAATGAAAATCCTTGACGGTTTCTTGATTTTCAGGGGAGCGTCAATCTTCTCGTGGTTGGTTGTAGGATGGTTCATCCCGTTCGGATACCGCTCCGGGAAGCGTATCATCATCCGTGCGGCGTAACAGTCTTTTCCGAGAGGACATATATGCTGGATGTCTCCGTTGGTATCTACAACGAGAAGTTCACGGTTCCTGCATCCATTCGAGGAATTGACCGTTGCATCGCACCAGTCGATTTTCGTATTTTCAGCCATGTTTTAACCTCACGCATTGACAGATAATTTCTCCGGTATCCTTTTCGATAGTGGTGTTTCCGTATCTCTGTGTTACGGTAATCGGGGTGCATTCCCACGCACCGCAACGATGAAGTCCGGGCCCGTATTCCCCAGATGGGTGTCCTTCATGACAGTATGTTCCCGGCCCGAGAACCGAGAAAGGACAGATTACTAATTCTGACATTCATTCCACCTGTTTCCTCATCCGTTTCTTGAGTTCTTCTTCTCCTTTCTCCGTGCGAGTGAACTTTAATCTCGCCTCTCTCGATGACGGGTCGATAATGACCAGTCCTTCATCGACCATAAGTTTGAGGTTCCGAAGAACCGTCTGATGAACGAAGTCCGGGTCTGTCTTCCCTTTCTCTCTGAAATGTTGGTTCAGTCTCCTCGTGATTTCAGGGGTTCCGAGCGTGAGGTTATCCATCACCTGAAGGATGTGAAGGAATAAGACCCGACATTGCAGGGATTTCGAGGTCTGAACGTATTTTCCGTGCTTCATTCCAGATGCTCCTTATACGCCTGACATCCATCGCAGGAATAATCCTGCTGGCAAGTCTCCTGAACTTTTTCTGATACCGGCTGCGCTGTCTCGTAGGTATTGCATGTGGGGCACTTCTGGAACATCATGCGATGTTTTCTGCCGCAACATGGACATTCTTCGAGAAAAGTATCAACAACCTCAAACCAGACAGAATTAAAGGCAAGTCCGGGGCGTTCTTTGAGGAACACTTTGGTATGCCACGAGTGAGGTTCTACACGAGTGACGGTATATATCCCGTTAAGGGTGAGATGTTTTGCGACCTCTTTTGCGATTGCCCATGAAACTGGGTCTTCTGCGATAAACCTCACCTTCATTCCTTTTCTCGCGTTCTCAACGAGGGTCATCCGGTTCCACCTTCGTACCCATCACAATCGCCATCGTTCTCGCCTCCCCTTCATCATTGAAACAGCCCAAGTGACGGATACCGAAAGAACATTTCCCGAATGCGTTGTAAGTGCATGGCTCATCGCAGGGGTCAAGTTTCTTCTCTGCTCTCGTCATACAGGTCTCTCTCCCGGGGACAAATTTACCCTCTTGCCGTTATTCTGGTTGACCCACGGGATAAGTCCGTCTGCTGTCATACCGTAGGACAACCACGGGCTCTTTCCCTTTGCGACGGGTTCACAGAGTTTCACCGGCTTCGCAGCCTTCTTTTTAGGAACGGGTGCGACCCTCGGCTTCGTTTCCTCTTTCGGGTTCTCTTCTTCCTCGTGCGCTATGCGGTCGCTGTTACCTGCGAGCGTCGGATAATTTTTCTTGGTATACTCGTGGAGTTTTTCTACCGTGAGTTCCTTTCCGATTGGGGTTCCCTCGGTAGTGGAGATATAGGGGAGAATGATTCTCCCCCCGCTCTCGTTCTCGTGGTAAGGACAGACAGGAATGATACTGTCTTTCTTCCGTTTCTTCTTGAGGTTCGCTTCAAGGGTAAATTCCCCTGTAGCGGGGTTCTTGCAGTAATGGCATTTTTTTGAGATCATTAGTCATCCCTCGTAAAATCTTCAACGAGACATGAGTTTTCTGGGTCGAGTTGCCGATATTCCCCCTCAGTAATTGGAGTGCACGAAAGAATTACGTGTTTTTCTTCTGCCTCTTCAATCCCACTTTTGTGTTTTAGGAGATAATCCACTACGCCAAAACATATGACATAGTAGTAACTCCATCCGAAATCAAGTTGGGGGGACCCGTCTGAATACTGGCCATTTCCCTTCCGTCTCCATTTCGCGCATACCAAATATCTTTGATTCATCGCTTCACTCCCTTGAAAAACTGGTTCTCCCGTTCCTGCCAGAGTGCCCGTATCGTTTCGGTCTCCTTCTTCGTGCGGGTCTCCCCGTTGACACGGAGAAACATGCAGGGAGCATCTTTCGTCAGCCCGAACTTCTTGCAGACCTCGTGACGGCTCCCGTAGATTGAGCATTTCCCTTCAAGGGTAAGGAGCGGGCAGATACCATCTTCCGTTATGGGAAAGACTGCCGGACGGAGACCGTGGATTGGTGGCGCATCAATGACCTTGACAACCGGCCTGAACGTCTCCGTGACTTTCTCCCAGACATCCCGATAGACTGGGGCAATGGTGCAACACTCGGAACATCCTTCGACGCACTTGAATTTCCTCTGGGGCATCTCCTTACCTCGCTGGAACCCTCCGATATACTTTCTCTGTCTTCCCGCAGAGCCGGCACTCGTTGAGGTCGTAGAGGCCTTCTGCGTCTTTCCCTGATGCCTGTTTCTCGAAGCGATGGCCGTCTTCACTCTCTCTTGAATGGACGGGGCTTTCGGGGTCGGGGGCAGTCTGCTCAACTTCGATGGCGGGGCGTTGTGACCCGGTGATAGCGTTGGATTGGATTCCTTTTGCTTGTTCGACCTTCTTTCCGACTTGTTTCTTCTTATCGATTGCTTTCTTCGCCATGATTTCTCCAAAATTGCTTCTTTCTCTTCAGCCGGTAAACAGTCCCAACAGAGGGTCAGACCGGGCTTGATGAGTTTCCCGCATTTCTCGCAGGGTTGCCATCCCTGATGTTTCCGGTGATGGCAGACGTGATAATAGGGTTCGAGGTTCTTCAGGTCGAAATAGAGACCGTCAGCCTCATACAGTTCTCCTCTCGGATGATGGCCGGTGTTCGCGGGTCTCCCGCATCCACAGGAACAGAGTTTTCCTTTACACCATTCCTTCAGGGCTTTACGGTGTTCGGGGTTTCTTTCTCGTTCTCGGTTCCTTGCCTGCCTGTTGTCAGCGTGGATTCGTTGAGGGCAGGTTACGGAGTGTTTTGTATATCGGGGTCTCTTGCGAACATCCATTGAACACCTGCCCACCGATAATACCCTGTTTCAAGTCGTTCCTTGAATGAGATAGTTCCCTCTCCGTTTCCTTTGGGACATGCACGGAATGAAGGTTCTGTTACTACCTGCCCTACGAATACTGTTCCTTGTTGGGGGAGATACCGTTTAACGACGTTTAATCCTTGAGTTGTCTCGTAAGTGCCCCAATGAGTTGTATCGGTGACGACGTATTCTCCCTTTTCAATCTCGTCAAACCGTAACCCTCTCGTGCACTTCTCAAGTTTCCCTTCGTTAAGGATAGCCGTTATTGGTGTTCCGAGGTTGCAGATTTTGATTAAAGGTCTTACCATCTTTCCCCCCTAGAGAATCGTCAGAGGTTTGTTGTATTTGAACGCAACCCGTTTTACCTGCGTAGTCTCGCTTATAGGCTCCCCGTCAATCTTCTTTCCCTTGTGCATCTTCAGGAACATCTCGACGAAATCCTCTGCCGTCATCTCCGGGAATCCCTCTCGTTCAACCTCTGAACGTTTCGGTCTCCTGATGGTTTGGCATTGGTCATCACGATACGGACGTTTGATAATATTGTTCAGGGGTTCCATGTTAAGGCAGATGACCGTGATTACTCCGAGCCGATTAATTTTCTCTCCTTTCTTCAACCCCATTCCCTTCTCGACACCGCAGAGTTCTTCGCCGTAGTAAACATCATCCCATCCGAGCCTCCTAGTGACGGTTTTCGTCTGGTCCTTGAAGGCTTCAACCGTGGCAGAAAAAGAGATGTTCCTCATGGTTTTTCCTCCGTCAGTAAATCCTCGCAGGCTTTAACGTAGGCTCTTGCAGCGTCTTCCTCAACGTCGAAGTATCCGAGATATGTATTCGCTCCTGAAAGGTGAATCTGTGCCTTCCATTTTTTGTGTTGTTTACACCATGAAACCCCCGGATACCTTGAGGTTTTATTCTCGTGCCTGTTCTGTTGATTCGTCCGATGGGAGACGATACGAAGATTCTCCCTGCGATTATCGAGGCCATCACCGTTAATGTGGTCAATTTCTTTTCCTTCTGGGGGGTTCATGATTACGGTGTGCATACGGAGGAAATTTCGTTTCCCTTTTATCATTGGTGACATCCTAACAACGTAAAATGTCTTTCCGTGTTTGTGAGAACACCACCGATACTTCGATAATTCCTCGTAATCCGTATCATCGACGAGAGCAACCTTTCCTTGTGTTAGAGGGATTTGTTTCATATAACCACCCCTAATGGGCAGGTTTTATTCGCACAGCAATCAACACAGAAGCAACCCCTCATGTCTTGGTGCTGACATTCGGTAAAGTCGCAACAGGTCACAAGGAGCGGGGTTTCAGCGCAGGGAGTTCCTGCCCGATATTTTTCCACCCGGCCCCTATCCCAGATTTCTTCTTCTTTGTCCCTATACGGACACTTGTCATAGGTATGAATCATCACTTTCTCTCCGATAGATGTCTTCCGGTCTCCTGTTCACGTAGATACGGCAACAGGGGAAAAATGTTCCTTTCCCGTATTTATCGGGATGAAAACTTGCGTAATGGCAGGTGTTACACGGGAGGTCGTTGAGAATACGATAACTTTCTTTCTCGTTCTCAATTACCTTCTCCCCTTGCGGGCAGTTCTCACGGAGCCACTGGATATAATCCCACGGTCTCATGTTAACTCCTCTAGTTCAAAGAGGGCTGTCTCAATCTCTGCAAGGTCACAAACGCAATCTGCCCTTTCGATTTCAGGGGTTAAAATATCATACTCCTGAATAATCTCATACATTTTTGCGTAGTGTTTTCTTGCGAGGGCGAGTTGGTCATTTGCCTTTCTCGCTCCGACGGCTTTTGATTTTTTCATGTGAACCACTTTGTCTCTTCCGGTCTTGGGTTCTCCCCTGACAAAAACGCATCCCTCTTGACGCGATAAGGGTCATTCGGGTAGTCTCTCATCGGAACGGTCTTATGGACCTGAATGAAAATCGTGCCGCCACCGTGGATGTTCTCGGATTCGATGACCCGCCCGAACACGTCAATCGCTTCTAGGTCAAGATACCGATACTGGCCGTCTTTCTCGATATACCAGTAGACACGCCCGATTGCGAGTTTATCGACGGTCTGGGCTTGGTATGCGTCAAGAACCTCTTTCAGCATCCGTATGTGACGGCGTTGAACTCCGAACTCCATCTCGTGGGTCTCTCGGTTCTCGCTCGGTTTGGTCACGGCTTTCACGATATAGACCATTCCGGGAGAGACGATAATCGGGTCGCCTTTCTCTTCATCGTGGTCTGCTGAATGGTTGAGGACCGGCTGGCAGAGGAACAACCGTAACGCTCCTTCCGGCGGGTCAGCCATGCGGGTTTGCTGAACGGCTCTCTCGTGACGGAGTTCGTTCATCAACTGATTCTCAACACGGTATAAAAGACTCATTTCATCAACTCGCTTAATTTCAGGAGGAATGATAATCCTGTAATCGGGTTCGTCGTCAGGGTAAAAAGTGGGGTTCTCTCCCTCTTCCGTCCCATCGAAGATACACGGGCAAGGGTCTCCCATACCCTCACTTCCCGAACGGGTCCAACTCGATAACCTTCTTGGTGACAGTAGTTTTTCCCGGGATAACCGTCGTGATTTCCTTGTAAACCTTCGCCTCAAGGAATCCTTTGAGCCGTCCCAGAGGAATATCGCCTTCACCAATCGCATCCTCGGCTTCTTTCTTCAGGGTTTTGATAATGTCCTTGACCTTCGCCGGATACTTCTTCTTGAAGAGTTCGATATCAACGTTAGTCTGGCTTCTCCCTGTCGTGGTTACTTCGACAATCTCTGCGAAATCGTCTTTCGTCCCTACGGGGAGTTCGCAGGCTGCAAGATAAAACTCATCGAGTTTCTCCCGTGCTGCCGTCAACTTCGCTTCGAGGTCTGCGACGTTTTTCTTCTGGGTCACGTAGTCGTGAAGAACGGAGTTGATATTGAGGTCCATCGAGTCATGGCCGGGAAGAGGGTTCCCCGTTGCATCTCGCATCTCCATCAGTCATACCTCGGGAAGCGTTTTGAAATCCTGACGGCTTCATCGGCCTGCGTCTGGAACTCATCCCAGAACTTTTTCGGGAAGGTCTTGGAACCCGTGCCGGTCATCTTCATGTGGAATGGCCGGTATTTGTCGGCCTGAACGGTCATCTCCAATTCAACGGCGTTCGTGTCGTCTTCAACCGTGGCCTGGGGAATACCGAGCATCTTTGCGGCTTCTTCAAGCGAGTAGAACTCGCCGGTTCTCTCGATGGCGTTGACGTGATCGATAATGTCAATCTTCCCTCCGAACCGAAGGACGAACTTATCGAAGAGTTCCGGCTGGTCCCTGGCGAGAGCCTGCCAGACCGTGTCCGGTGCTCCTGCGGCAACGGTCAGTATCTTGAGGGTTTCAGCGTTGAGTTCTGGTGGCTCTTTGTCCGTCGTGGATGGGTCTGACAGGTTCATAGCAGCGTTCTGTGGGCTTTTGGTATCGGTCGCGGGTTTGTCTACCTTTTTGGTAGTTTCCGCGCTTGCAGATACCTTGGTGGCTGTGTCTTGGGGATGTTTCGCAACCGCTTCCGGTTCTTTCTTTGCTGCGGGTTCGGTCTTGGCAGGTTTCTCTTCCTTCGGTTTCTCTGCCCGCTCTTTCCCGAGAAGGTCTTTCCACACGGGGCACTTCGGGTCGAACGGGTTGTTCGTCTTGCATCCCGGACGCTGCGAGATATGGTCCCTGAAGAAATGAGCGCATTTCTGGCAGCCAACGGGGATGTCATCGCTCTTGGTGGCTGCGTTCCTCTCTGCGATTGTCGGTCCTTTTGTCACGGGTTTTACCGTAGGTGTTCCCGGTGCCGGGGGCTTCGGTGGCTCTGTCGCCATTTTCTTTTCGAGTTCTGCTTTCATCGCTGCTTCCTCATCTTCTGGTAGAAGGTCCATTCCCTTGACGGTTCCCTTCTCATATGAGTATTTCACTCCTCTTCCTTCTGGGAAATTCTTCTGCGCTGCCTTGATGTCACCGGGAGGGATGAAAAGAGGGGCTTCCCTGCCGAAGAAGTGGACGTTGCCACCGACGTATTTCTCAATGATTCCTTTCGCTGTTGTCATGATAGTTTTCCTCCGAAAAATGGGTCAGCAGTTCTCTATCCCTGCTGCTTTCTTGCGTTCATCGGCTCCACGGATACCCTGTTCGAGCCACTGTTTCCGTTCCTTCCAACAGGAAGAACACCCGTGAACAACGACGTTCGCAAAGGTTTTCTCGTCCCATTCTGCCGCTCTGGGGTCAGAGATAGTAACCCCCATCTCTTCCCGGGCCATTGGCATCCCGCAGAACAGGCAGAACGTCTCTGGCTTCTTCTCCTTCTTCTTGGGGAGAGTGGCGGTATCCGTCTGGTTCATTGGTGAATTCCCCCGCCGGACCCTGCTGCGTATCCGGACCCGATTGCAATAATGTAGTTTTTCCTGACTTGTTCGATAAATTCATCTTGGGTATGTTTTACCGGGTGTTCGATTCTCGTTGCGTAGATATAGCCCTTTCCGAGAGCGTAGCGAAGTGCATCCGTAATTTCTGGTGAATGACACCGGCACATTGGGTCTACAATGATGAGTTGCCCTGCCGCTCTCTTCATTGACCTCTTGACTTCTTTCTCGTGCTTCTTCAGCGCCGGAACATCAATCTCGATATTGCAGGTTTCCCCGGAGAAAGAGACCCGGTGGAAGGCGAGCCGCATTGCCGTATCGATGTATTCCGTCATGTCCTTGTGGCTTTTTCCTCCGATGATGGAGTCACGGTCGGTCTGCTCGTAATACTGACGGCGGAACCATTTGAGTTCTTTTTTGTCCTCACTGATACGCCAGAACTCTTGCGGTTCGACGTGTTCTTTGTACGCACTGATAGTCACATGGCCTTTCTTGTCTTTCAGCGCCGGGACGTTCTTGATACGACTCACGACGACGCAATTGAGGTGATTAACCTCAAAGTTTCCTGCTCGTTTGAACTTCATTCTTCGTCCTCTCCGTCTCTTTCTATTTCCTCAAACTCTTCATCAGATATGTCCTCCTCGGTCTTCTGGAATACAAGCCCGGGATGTTTTGTTGAGAGGGATTCGAGGTTTGCAGAAAGACAGTAAACCATCTGGGTATGATTTCTCTCGTCTCCCGGGATGTGGTCATTCTGGCAGTAATCGAGATGTGGACAGGGGAAATCGCTCCGGCAACACATCTTCTCGTAGAGTTCGTCACAGATATTAGCACATTCGCTCATTTCTTCACCAACTGCGCGAGAATCTTCTGCGCCTGCCCGAGTAACGGGTCTCCTTCCATCGCCCGGACAAACCGGTTCTCCCTTGCGGATACCGTGTCGTTGATGGGCCGGACGTGCTGCTGGTATGCGGCAAGTGCGTTATACATCCCCCACGATGTTCCCTCGAACTTCTCTTGGTCGGGAGCCGAGGAATAGATGTTGAACACATCCTGCCGTGCCTGCTGGATATTGATAATCGTCTGGGGCGACACGGGTTCAGGGACTCCGTTCTTTATCTTCGGCACCGGGTCCGGGAAGAGTGCTTCGAGAATCTTGGGGATTTCGTCTGCGTAGACGTTGGCCTCATACATCGCGGTTGCGACCTCGGGCATCTTCTCCATGTAGACCTTGACGGCACGGAGAGTTTCACGGGCTTCTTCGAGTTTCGCGTTCATGTCGCCGGTATGGTGGGTTGACCAGATCCGCTTTGACCCCGAGATTGCCATCGTGAGGGTGTTGTTACAGACTACCCGTATCGGGGTGAGACAGACACGGACACCGGTTGAACCGTCGTGTGAGTTCTCGAACAGGAGGAACGGCTCAACTTGGTCTCCGAGGATAGTGACACCGGTCATCTTTGCGAGCATCCAGACACGCTTTCCGTCGAAGAGTGAGCCTGCCGTGTGGAAGTGCGCTCCTCCTTCCTGTCCGATAAGAGCGTCAACGAAGTCGAATGCATCTGCATTCTGACAGATTTTGTATCTGTCCGTGACGACCCCGAGAATCGACTTGTCGCTCTCCCTGATATTCACCATTGCGTTCGGGACCGGGATGAAGTCCATAGGTTCGACTTTAAAGGTTCCGTCTTGCTGAAGGGTGTTCTCCCATCGTGTCGGGATGAATGCACGTTCTCCCCTAACAGGAGAATCGATACCTGCAAGTTTCTCGGCTTCTCTTCCGGTCATTGCGTGGTCTACCTTCGTTCCGAGCCCGTGCCACGGCGCAAGGCCTGTGTATACCATCTGGGCTTTTCCGTTCTTGATTTCAAGTTCGTGTGACATACTGATTTCTTCTCCTTCATATGATGAGTTCTGATTTCCCCTCATAGAGGGCTTTCTCCCGTTCGATACTCTGGTTGATGAGGTGAAGACGGTCTCCTGCTGCCTGAATGACTTTGATAAGCCTCTCTGCAACTTCCGGGGAGAGTTTTGACGGTTTGTGGTTTGACTGAAGAGCGATATCTTCTCTTTTACCTCCTTCGACTTCGCGGAAATATACCGGGAGGAACGTATAGGAATGGTCAATATGGACCATCGGAGCGCCACTAACGTATTCTTTCGGGAGGTCTTCGAGAGACTTCATTCCGTCAATCATAAGCGATACTTCTCTTTCCCCGTCTTTCGACAGGGTTCTTTCAATAGTGATTTTAATTGCCATACTGATTTCTTCTCCTGAAAATTTGTCTTTTAAGAGATTGAAAAAATAAAATTAGAGGGGTAGTTGCTTCTGACTTGTGTCAACCTTTAACTTCTTATCAGCGACAACGAATGCTTCCCGGATGACTTCTGGGTCATAGAGGGGATGTACTGACTGGAAGACGACGACGATTGGCCGGCTCATTTGATCTCCGGTGGTCTTGTCCTTGATTTTCACGGGGAATGTAACCTCGTAATCGTGCTTTGCCGGGTCCATGTTTGCCGGGACCATCTTTGGCTTGAGCGGGTCTTTGCTGTTCTTCGTATCGTTCACAGTATAGCCAGGCCCTTCATTCTTGGCATCGGGTTTCTTCTTCGGGTCCGGTTTGGGGAGTCCTTCAGAGACCTTGCACCCTACGGCAGCCCGGGCTTCAGGGGTTTTCTTCGAGCAGTCTCCTTTGATTTTACAGGTTCCTACTTCGGAGAGTTCCTCACAGAGAGCGATTGCGGGTTTCTTCGCAGGCTCCTTCGCAGTGAGTTTCTGGCTCGCCGGAGAGACCCCGAACCCTTTTGGCTCGTCTTCCTTCTTCGCAGGAGGGGTTTTCTTTGTCGGTTCTGGTTTCTTGGGAGCGTCCTTACCCGGCGCTGTTGCCGGTGCGGGTGTTCCCTTCTTCTCTGGGGTTTTGGGTTCCAAAGATGCACCTTCGCTTTTCTCGATTGATAATAGAGGGCTCGGCTCCTGCAATACAGGGAGAGGATGAGCAATCCCTACACGCTCTCATCGCTTCATCGCCCTTGTTCTCGTTATACGTCTCCGTTCTCTATCATGTGAGATACAACGTCATAGAGTGCGTCGTATGTCGTGTTTACTGCGGTAACGGCCACGGGGTCTTTCTGGTTATGGACGAACATTGAGACCCGTCTGTCTTTGAGGACAACCCTGAACTCTGCGGTCCCGTTCCACGGGTCTTTCTTCGGCTTGTAGTCCGTGATACACTGTTGCCGTATCCTCTGGGGTTCGTTGAGGTCAGAGAACTTGAATAGGTGATGGGTGCAGTTTGGACACCGGGCTTCCCCTCCCGGAACGATAGTGAGGTGGCGGATAAGATTTCTCTCTCCGCATTGGTTACAGATTACCTCGTCGTTCATCGAGTATTTCTGCCGTGAGAGGATGAGTTCATCCATGATTCGCCTCCCGCTCCATGACGAGTTGCCGGGCTATCTTATCCAGCATGCACCCGGGGTTATTCACTACGGCGTGGAGCATTGACCTTTCAAGGTTGTATGCCTCACGAACGTCGAAGATGAGTTTATTCGTCTGCTCAATCTCTTTGGTTTTCTCTTCGACGAGGTTTTTGAGTGCCGTATTCTCGATTATGAGGGTTGCATTCTCGGTCTCTGCCTTGATTTTTGAATTTCCCTCTTTGGAGAGTTCTGCCATGAGGTATTCCACCCGTGCGTCTGCGGTTACACGGAGTCCCTGCTGTTCGTGGAACTTGTTTTCTACCGTCTGGTAGTCTTCGTAGATGTCACAGTAAAAGTCGTCAAGGATTCTCCGTTCGAGTTCAGTTACCATCGCCGGGGTGAAAAAGTGAGAGAGGTATGAATCTTGAGGGATAATCCCTGCTACTGCCTTGAGGAAATTTATCTCCTCTGCTTTTGAAGGGTCGTCTTTCAGGGGATTGATAATGACCTTCTTCGAGGGAGTCATTATCGGTTCACCTTGATTTCAACGGTCATGTCCGTGTCGCCGTCTCCCCGTGTCGTGAGGTAGACGTAGTCACCCATATTATTCTCGATTTCGTCTTTGATTTCGTCAGAGGTAAACAACCCTCCCTCTTCCTTGACGGCATCTACGATTGAGGGATAGTCGTTCTTGAAGTCAATTCCGTCGATGTGGTTAACGTTTATGAGGTCGTCGTCTTCCTCAACCCTCTCGTTGTAATATGTATCGAGGATTTTCTTTCCTTCCGTGGTATCTCTGACGATACCGAAAACTCCCTGTTTCTGGTCGAATGGGAGAAGTTCAAGGTCTGCAAGGACGCTTCCCATCGTCGGGATACGTTTCTCTTTCGTCTCCCCGGCCCATTCACGAAGGACAACAAGGAGATTGTGTTTCTGCATATCAGGGAGACCGGACGCCCAGATTTTTGCATCTTCCGAGTTATCGAGGTTGATTGTCTTTTCCTCGGTCTTGACTCCCTCAATCTTTGGCCTTCCTGCTAATGAGAACTCCGTCTTCAGGACATGCCCTATGAGGCTTTTTTTCTCTTCCTCGGTAAGTTCCCGGCGAGGGAGAAATTCTTTTGCCATCTTCTCGACGATGTGTTCTCGCTGTCCGTTCCCGTCTACGGCTTCAAGAGCAAGACGAATGATAATCTCTGCTGCACATTGTTCCATGTTCATTCACTCCGTAGTTTTTCCAGTTCTTCTCTCTTCGCTGCCAGTTGTGATTCGAGGCTCGTAATAACCCTCTCGCATTTCTCGACGTGATATGCTTTCAGGATTTTCTTATACGAGGGAGATTCCTTCAGGGTCTCTCGTTCCCCGAACTGAACGACGCATCTATTGATTTCCTTCGAGTAAGAGAAGTCAATTGCCTCCATCTCTCGTGCCATAACCTTGACGAGCCGGCAAGGGTATCCTGCCTTCGAGTAATCGTTGAACAATCCCCGTGTCTTCTTCTCGCTCCGGTCGCTGTGCGTCGTGTGAATGTCAAGGCTTCCGTTCGGTCTCTTGTATCCCCGCTTGTTCATCCAGAGGATGTAAAAAACGGGGAAGTTTTTGTCGGTTTCTTTCTTTGCGTTCATTCTGCCACCAAAAATGTCTCTCCTCTCATTTCAGCCAGTCCGAGATGATCCCCGTAGACGAGGAATGCTTCGTTGTCGGGAGCGGGGAATATCCCTACTCCGTCAGTTGAAAAAAGGTGCATCCACGGTTTGGTCAGGTGTCCCATCGTTCAGACCTCATTAATTATTATTTCTGGCTCGGTCTCATAGGGTATCTCTTCGGTTATCCCGTTCTGACACTTTTTACAGAGATACCACAACCTCACCGCTCTCTCTGGTTTACAGAGTTGAACCGAGACGAGTTCCATCTCTTTTCCGTCATTTCCACAGATTTTTTTCATCGTCTTTATTCCTCCCTGAACTCTTCGGTCCGGTCTACTCCGAGTTTCCAGAGAGCCCATTCGTATCCGCACTTCGGGCATACGATATACAGCCAGAATTTCCCGATACGGGTTCCGTCAGCACGATAGACGTTCCATCCGTCTCCGTGGGGGTATCCCTCGATGTCGCGTTTTGTGAGGTCTCCCCCGCATGTGCAAACCTGCCGTCCATACTTCGCGTCGTGGATTTTCTTGTGAATCTCGGTGGCTATCTTGCAGCCGAAATGAAAGAGGGTCATAGGTAGATGCTCCCGTAATCGAGTTCCTTTGCCTCGATACCTAGAGCCTTCAGATACTCAATCAGGTTCTTGAGGTCAGACACTTCTCCCTCGGCTTCTTTCCTCTGTTTCCCCCATTCCTTGATAGTATCCCAGACCATTTTGATGTAAGGGCGGGTTGCGTTCGTCTCAATCTCAAGGAGACCGAGACAACAAGGGTCACTATCGAGGGAGGTTGCGAAAATCATGAGCCTCATGATGAATACGCCTCAAAGTATTCTCGGCTCCCGATAGTAACTGGCTTTGTCTGAACGCCGTTGTTCGGGTTACGGAGTTCGTTCGCCTTCGAGCAGTTCGCTATCTCAACAGCGAATTTATGAAGGTCTGGATTCCTGACAGATTCGAGAGAGGGATATGCCTTATTGAAGGCATCCTCTGGAGTATCTGCCATCTCAATAACTGGGGTAGAATAGTTTGCAGAGTAATGCCACCAGACGACAAACTGCTTCATGTTCGCGCATTGTGCGGCGATGCGTTCGGCAACCGAGTGGTCGCCTTGTTTGACAGGTTTCTTTGCCATGTTTGTTCTTCTCCAAAATTTTTCTTTTGAGTTGTCGAATAAAAAAAGTATAAGGGTATATGTTGCAGAGTAGTCTTCCGCCCGGGTTTACAGGTCCGGCGCGGGGTCTGTGTTTACGAAGTCCAACGGGGACGTGCAATCTCCTTGTCCTCGTAAACATTCCAGCCAAATTAAAAGGGTAAGATTAAGTTGACGGGATTTCACCGTCTGATTGTATGCTCCCTCTCGGGTCGCTCGTTCCTTCCTTCTACACTCGTGCTCTTTCCCGCATCTGCCGCTCCTTGCTCGCGTTCCTCACGCCTTACGTGGGTTTGTCTCCCTTTCGGGCTGTTTCTCGGTAGGTTCGCCGGTTGTTGCTGGCTTCACATCGCTAAAACGGAGAAAAGACTGCGTTCGTGCCTTCGGAAGTTTTTTGCCTTCTTCATCTCGGGAATGACACCGGGCTTGCCGTCCCGGCTATGGGTGAGTCATTCCTGCTGCGAGTTTATCGCAGGTCAGGGTTTTTTTCGGTCTACTTTTTGCACCTCGCTATACCCTAGTTTAAACGTTAAAAGTATATAAAACCTTTTAAAAGATATTTACGTCTGAAAAAAGAGGTGTCAGGGGTTCAGGAGAGCCGGGAGTCTTCAGGGACACTTTCGGCTTTCTTCAGGGTTTCCCCCCACCCATAGAACGGAGCAGAGAAATCCTTTGGTAACTTACCCTTACGCTGAACCTCTTTAATTACGAGAGGGTAATGGACGCTCTCAAAGAGTTTTTTCTTCAGTTTGAAGTCAGGGGTTGTGAATCCCCCCCATCCCTTGACATCCTCGACAGTCGTTGACCCATCGAGATTGATAATAACGAAGTCAGCGATATAGTTCATCGGCCTGATTTTCGTCCCTACTCCGTTAACGTATGCGTCAATGAGAAGGAATTTCACCTGCATCTCGAAGTCCTGAATCTTACCCTCTGATTTTTCTGTCCGGAGTTCAAGGTATCGTTCTGCCTCCCCCCTCGATACAAATTTGTGGTCTCCGATAATCGTCCACTTCGCTCCCTTCCCTCGATACCGATTGTTTCCTTGTTTATTGTTCAGGTCTCTCACCTCGAAGAAACATCTCTCTCGCAGCGCAGAGGCACACGGAAGGATGTGCAAGGTCTGAATACCTGAAAAGATAGCAGGGGAGAGATGAAATGGGGGGAACGCAGAGGTAGCCCCTTACTGACGGACAGTTCACCACTTCACTTCCGATTGCTTCTAAATTCTCCATTCTTCACCCGCTCCGTGTGTTTATCGACGATATCTTGGAACTTCTTTGCGATAGCCGTATCCTCGGGGAACGGGAGCCCTTGTCTCTCTGCCTTCGTAGCGCAGTCTACAATGTTCTTCGCATATCCCCGGACAACCATCGCATTGTCTATCCGGTCGAGGGCTTCCTCCGGCTCTCCGGGATTGAAGTAGATTTTTACCTGACCGCCTTTTGCCTCGGTCCCGACAGAGATTGAGGAGGTATACTTTACTTCCTCGGAGACGATGGTTTTGATAATAGGCTCCGGGTCCGGGAGGTGTTTCTTGACGACTACGATAATATTTGCCGCTGTTGTCGGTATTGATATACCGGCTGCTGATGACAGTCTCATTTCTTGCGCAATCGCGTCCATGAGTGCCGCAGTCTGCTTTTCATCGAGGTTCATTCTATCCTCCCTGCCATCCGCATTTCCTCTACGGCCCATGCTGATATTGTAGAGAGGGCTTTCAGGTGTTCCACGAGAATGTCTTTTTCCGGTATGATTCTCGGCTTCCCGTCTTCTGTGAGTCTCACTTTCATTGAGACAATATACCATCCCTCCCCGCAGGGTTCAGCCTTCGGTTGTAGATACTGATATGCGAGTTGTGGGTGGGATTTTCGGGTCTGCTCGATTATTCCCCCTTCTCCGTGTTCTTCCATCACGCCACTCTCCGATAGAACTTCGCTCCTGTAGGGGCATCAATCGCCATGAGGTCATTCAATGAGTTCTCAAGGAGGAATCCTTTTTTTGGGGTTTTTACCCGATGGAGTTTCTGCATCTCCGGCAGGGCTCTCATTATCCGGCGTTCCTGAAGGTCTTTCACGATGGCGCGAGTCTCCTTGAGTGCCTGCACCCTCCTACGTGCCCGCTCGCTCTCGTTCAGGGAAATCCATTCCGAGATACATTCCTCGGAGCAACAATCTCCTGCCGGGGTGTCAAGGCTATATCTGAGCATCGGAGGGACAATCTCCGAGAAACAACAGTCGCATACGACGGCTGAAATCTTGGCTTTCTGGTCTTCTGGTTTCTTTCGTATCATGGTTTTTCACTCTCCTTTCAGTTCTGCAAAGAGAGAATCGATATCTGACCAAGGTACTGCCCATTCGTCAGATTGCCCAGAATATACTTCGGCCATTGATTCAAGCCTCTTGTATATCTTATCCCGCTCATCTTTTCTGATATCGTCGTCGTGTAGTTTTACACCCTCTGCGAATATCTTGCGGGATTCCTCATCTTCTCCGGCATCTCGTTCTTCTTTCATGTCAAAAAGACCCCGACGGATATCTGCTGCGTGCTGAAGTTCCTGCTCCACCGCTCTGATATCTGGGGCGTTTGCATCAATGCCTTCGAGACGGGATAATAGGTCTCGTTTGTTGAGTTGTTCGCTCATGGTTTTCTTACCTCGATTAATCTCCTGACAACGTTGATAGGAATATACATCCCCATGCACTCGTCACTTACCTGATTATGTTCGTGTTCTTTCTCGTAGACAGAAAGACCGTCTTCAATCTCTCCAAGAACACGCTTCAATTCTTTCAGGTTTTCGTTCCTTCCCTCATTCCATCCTTTCCAGAACTCGAAAGAGTGATTTTGTGTTTTCTCGTTAATTGGGGTTCCGCATCGTAATCCCCGTATCTGTTCAGCCCGTATCTTCAATGACTGGACGAAATCACAATCTGGGTTTTCTCCGTAGACGATAACAAGCCGGTCTGCGAGCCAGTCGAGGAAATCTTCAATTTTTGTCGGTCCTTCTCCGGTCATCGCATCGAGAACCCGCTCCCGCTCAAGTCTCTTTACTCGGTCATCGTGGTTCTTTATTCCCTCCCGATATATCGCACGGGCGAGTTCAAAATTCTCTTTGTCTCCCATATTCTCATACTCCCTTCATGAATTGATAATGTCCGGGATGCCCTTGAACTTCAAAGATAGTCCCGTCTTTCCTCAATCCTTCGATAGTCTCAAGAATCTTCATCCTTGACCCTTTCCCTCGTTTGGCGATGTCTTCCGCCACGGCTTCCGCAGAGACCATATGAATCTCGGCTCCCTTCTGCCGCATATCCCAGATTACGTGTTCAATCAGCCCACGTTTATCGTGGCTTACCCCGGCAGGTCCGATTTTATCGCTGTCGAATGTTCCGGTTTTCTCATCCCATGCCACTCCCTTGAGTGACTGTTCAAGGATTCTGATGGCTACCTCTGCATCTTCGAGGGTAACTTCCCGTGCCAGCCGCATCTTGGCGTGAGCGGTGGCGATACGTTTGAGAGACCCCGTTGCCCGTGCTGTCAGAGGGACCGCCCCGCCTTTCTTCGCCTTCGACCTGATAGAGACGTAATACTTGATAATTTTCTCCTTCGCTGCGGCGTTGAGTTCCGGGTTCGGCTGTTTCTTGGTATAGGCAACGAATTTCCGTAGTAACTCGACCTGAATATAGTCGATTACCCCGTTGGTTTTGTTGAGGATAGTCGTTGCGATTTCCGTGTCCTTCGCTTCATTCGGCTCGTCGTTCTTGAGGTAAATCAGGTCATACCGTGAAAGGATTGCTCCCCCTGCGACAATCTGTTCGGCAAGGTCAGCGTTCATATCGAACCGGCCATACTTCGGGTTGGCTACCCCGAGAACCCCGCACCGGGAGTTCATGGTCAGATACAACCCGGCTTTTGCGACGGTGATTTTCTGGGTCTCCATCGCTTCGAGCGCGGCATCCCGGTCCTTCGGATGAAGTTTGTCCATCTCGTCTATGACGATAATCCCGAGGTCTGCGAGGGGCATTGCCCCCGCTTCTGCCTGAAATCTCCCGTCTCCTCCTTCGTCTTTCGTGACGGATACCGTGAGACCGGCTTTACTCGTCGATTGGCCTGATACGTAGATGGCACGGGGAACGAGTCTTGTTACGGCGAGAGCAACCTTTGACTTCGCCAGCCCGTAATCCCCTACAACGAGAACGTGAACGTCCATCCGGTCCGTATCTCCGTTCGGCTGAATCTCCTGCCGTCCCGAGAACATTGCGAGAGCGTATGCGTGTTTCACGTCATCGAACCCGTAGATGTTTGGGGCGATTGATGCCGCCACCCTGTCGAAGATATTAGGGCTTTTTGCGAGTTTCCTTATTTCTTCCTCGTCCTCTTCTGACAGCGTAACCTCTTCAAATTCCCTCTCGTGAACCTCGATACTGTTGACTTCGAGGTAGGTATTGAACGTGGGGGTGGGGGTCCCGGAAGCGTATTTCTGATACGACCTGACAATGCCGTTGACGATAATCCGGTCTCCCGGAAAGACTTTGCCGCAGAGGTCATCCCGAAGTTCTGCGTTCATCATCTGGGCTTGCTCTCCCCCGGAAAGACTCTCGACAACTTCCTGAATCTGGATTCTCTGGGTATCCGTAAACTTCGACCGTTTCGGAACAAAGTCAAGTTTCTTGAAAGTGCATCCGTCGGTCGCGCATCCATCGGGAATAGTCCACTTCGTAGAGTGTTGCTTCTTAACCGTAAAGTGTCCTGCCTTACACCTGAAGATAGATTCCAAGCAGAGCGGCAGGATACTCGATACCCGTTTCACCTGAACGTCGAGAGCAACCATCCGGTTGATGTGGTCAACCCGCAGGTTCTTGATGAAGGTTTTCTTCGTCAGTCCGGTGAACCGAACGACAATCCCTTTCGCCGGGGTCTTCCCGTCTTTCATGACGATAAGATGGTTATCCCGTATGGCATCCTGACAGTCCTCGATTGCCTTCCCGGGATTCTCTAGGATTTCTTCGGCAAGTTGTATCCCTCCCGGCCCGGCACTCGCAACCTCGTTATACGGGATTACGAGAGAACGACGGTGCGGATATTCGCGCTGGATGATGGCGATTTCTTTCTTGACGAGTTTCCTCTGAAAGACTTTCGCCCACGCCTCTTGAGGGTCAAACGTCTGAACCCCTGCGCTATCCGTATCAGGAGAGGCAGGCATCGGCTACACCTCTAAATCCGCTATACATCGCTGCCGATATATCAGACGGAGATACCGGGATTGATAATCGCTCTTTTACCTGTTGTATGAAAAACGCTTCAGACGATAACTGCTGCTCCTCGCTGAAATACTGCTTGAACGGGAGAGCCCCGTATTCCTCGTAGATTTCTTTGAGGGTCGTCTGGATTGTGGTTTCCTTCGATTCTTTCTTCCCTTCTACGAGAGCGGTCCAGAACTTCTCTGTCTGCTCTCTGAAGTCAGGTATTTTGGAAATGCTTTCTGCGAGTGTCGTTGAGACGTAAATCCCCACCACTTTTTTCTCGATATTACTCCGTGGTCTTCCTCTTCCAACCACGAAATCACATCCCAATGTTCAAATTTTCAGTCATAATTCTCTCCTCTGTTGGCTGAAGTGAGTTTCCGTCAGCCGTGTGGTTAATTCGCGGGGTTCGCTGCGTGTTTGATTTTCTTGAGGTCGGCTTCGATGAGTTTCCTTTCGGGAGCCGGTAACAGAGTGAGCCAGAATGCAATCGTCTTCTCCTTGAACCCCGGCACGTTTGCGATGGCCTTATCAAGAGATACCGGGACTTGGATGCCTTTTACCTTCTGTTCAACGGGTGACATTTTTCTTCCCATAACTTTTCACCTCCTTCGGGTTTATGTTTAAAGGTTAAAACTATAAAAAGTCTATTTTTTGAAACCCGGTTTTAAAAATGAATTTACCGGACCCGGGATTATTTTTTAAAATAAAATACCTGTCATCCCTGAACTCGGTTATTATTTTTTAAAATAAAATACTTTCACGTCTGAAAACACGAAAAACCCTATTTAATTTTAAAAAATAATAAACGCTCTCACGTCTGAACTCGATTATTTTTTAAAATAAAATACCCCCCGGGGGAATGTTTCTTTCTTTCTTTCTTTTCTTTTACCGGAGAAGAGAGAGAGAGAGAAGAGAGTATGATAATATCCTATCTACGACGGGACATCAATTCTAAAGGGTCGTATCAGCGTTCTATGGGCTTTTGTCTTGTTCGCGCAGGTATTCTCTACAAAACCAATTATCAGCGAAAAGAACCGTGATGGCGTTCGTGAAATCGCTATGTTTGAAAGATTGTTAGACAATGGTTGGCACTGGTAGGGAAGGATCACCACAAACCTCCCCTACTGCATTACGGAATCGAAGTTGTCCAGTGTCTCAAGTGTTCTCTTTGTGTGCGTGCGATACTGTTGAGGGGAGAAGAAACCCTCAACAATCCTTCTTGAACTCACTCCTTAATAGCACTTTCCTTCTTATGTAGGTGAACCCATTGTGCCCTCTCGAATACTTCTCATACCCCATCTCTTCCGGATGAATGAGGTGTCTTCCCACCAACCCGGCGATACCGTGAACGGTCCGGTCTTTCAGCCGGTCCATGTGCAACTTCTGAATATCCGCTCCGATATTCCGCCCCTTGAGATACATCGGGTATTTGTTCTCCTCAAGCCAGTCGAAAATCCACTCTATCACGTCGGCATTTGGAATTTTTTCTTGCGCCATACTCATCCTCAATAATAGCGGATGAACACGAAGAGAAATCAGAAAAAAAAGGGAAAAAGAAACGGACAGGGATTAATCTGTCTTCTTGGTTCCGGTGAACACGAGGCTGTAGTCAACAGCACCATCATAGACAATCTTGCTGTCGCTTCCGCCGGTTGCGATGTTCTCCGCTCCTTCGAGGTGGCCAGTCTGAATCGTGATGATGTGAGAGCCCACGGTGCGATACGCCTGCGGAATCCACATCGGAATCCAGTTCTTCTTTCCGACATCGTTGAGATTAAGAACAATCTCCTGACAGTCCTTCAGGGGCATACCGTCAATCTTGAGAGAGCAGACGAGTTTCCCCGATACTATGGTCATTACCTCGGCAATGATTTCAGGGACCATGTTCACGTCGCAGGTGAATGAGGGAGCAGGAGTTCCGCCAGAAACGGAGTTCCCGTAGATACCGAGGATGGTTGCCTTCCCTGCTGCATATGACGGGGTTGTTCCGGTTACAGAGGTTGTTTCTGTAGCGAGAGAAGCCTTTGCCTGCTCGGTCGTAGCGGCCTGTGCTGCTGCCGTAGAGGTAGTTGCTGCGGTCGATGTGACTTTCTTCGAGAGACCGTTCCAGACCGCTAGAAGTGCCGCCAGAATAACGGACATACTCGGGACTCCGCCGGGAGCAAGAAGTTCAATCTGGGTGATAATAGCGTCAACGTCCGGGACTGCCGCCGAAGCGAAGTAGAGGACGAGTGCTGCAAGGCCACCAAGGCCCATAGTCTGAAGGAACTTAGTCGCGTTGAATTCCTCTCCTGCCGTATATTTTCGGTAGAGATACATGCCTGCGGCGAAGAGACCGAAGGCGAAAACGATTACCGGCATGAGCCATGCCTGTGTAGTTGCATCCATGATTTATTTCTCCTTACGTAAGGGTTTTGATTTACCCTGAAAAAGAGTGGGGTTCCTGAATGATAATCTTTCGCATTATGACGGAGGTGTTGGGAACACAACCTCTGACGGATTCTTGAAGGTCTCGGTTATATCACGGAGCGCCCGACGATTCTCCTGCCATTCCGCTTTCTTCGATTCTGTCAGAGGAGAATCTGGCAACTGCGTCCAATCGGATTGAGCCAGAAGATAGTTCCGATACCCTCTAACAGCATCCCAGAGATTTTCTTCATCGAGTTTCGCCGTTGCGATATCGGAAGAGAACTTATCATCGACTGCTTTTCGTGCGGCTGCATTGTCGGAGTTAATCTGCTCGTTTTGTGCGGCGATGCCCTTTATCTGCGCTTCCAGTTGTGCGAGACGATTGATATATTCCAGTTTTGTTGCCGGTCTCTCAATCATGCCGGCTTTCAGACCGGTGAGTTCTGCCCTTTGTTCTGCATCCGATACCTGCGCTACAGGTTCCGGGTATTCTCCCCGGGCTACCTTTGCATAGACGATACGATTCAGTTCTGTTTCCAAAGTTGTTTCCATCATTTTTAGCACCCGCAGGCCATCATGTTCGCGCTTCCCATACCGACACCTGATAAATTGTCGGTAGAGGGTGTGAGGTATCTGATGATGATGACCCCGCTTCCCCCAGTTCCACCTGAATACGTCCCGGCGTTCTGGTTCCCTCCGTTCCCCCCATTGCCCGTATTTGCCGTTCCGCTAGATCCATTTCCGGCGGTTCCATTTATCCCTCCGCTACCCCCCGTAGAATAAGTTACCGAAGCCCCCGATATTGTATTTTCATTGCCAAGCCCTGCGGTTATCGCTCCACCCCCGGCAGAATTTGCACCCCCCCCACCGGCACCATCATATCCAGACGAGGTCCCTCCGTTATGTCCAATTCCGTTATATATGGCAGTTCCTCCTGAATTTCCACCAGTATATTTCCCTGCACCCCCACCCCCAGAACCTCCATTCCTTCCGGTTGTCCCTCCACCACCACCGCCCCCCTTGGCGGTTTTAGACCCAAAGATACTGTCATTTCCATCGCTACCCGCAGTTTGGCTCCCAGACCCCCCGGGACCCCCACTACCGATAGTGATTGTCTGGGGGCCAGAAACGACAAGCCCCGTGCCATAAAAATAATCTCCGGCGCCCCCTCCCCCGCCAGCACCGATATTTGTTCCAGACGCTCCGCCACCACCACCCCCAGCGATTACCAAATATTCAACTTCGGCGGAACCTCCTTGGGGGGTCCAAGTAGTTGTCCCATCTGTAGCCCTCCAAATCCATTTATGGAGGAGATACAGCCCATCAACCCCATCATACCGCGTGGTATTTCCGTCTATTACGGGGTCGCTCCATACAACAGCCATTTAATCACTCATCCGAGAAGTTGTTGGTCGTGTAACTGATGAGCCACCCGAGGACAGTGATGTCTCCGGTATAGGTATCCGACCCGGTGCGGCCTACCCTGAATTGGGTCCAGTTATTCCCCGCAGGTGTCCCGGCAATCGTTATAGCGCTTGTTGCCGGACCCGCTACGACTTTCCCGGCGATTGAAGATGCTACGGTGATAGTGCTTTCCTGTTTTGTCCCGTATGCTGCATCCCCTGCGCCGCCGCTTGCATAGGCCACCCCTGCGAGAGATAGGATAATCGTGTGGTTACTGGCATCAGTTGAAGACGGGACGAAAATATATGGTATTGCCGTTATCGCGCCACCACTGTAGTTCTTCGGCATCGGCAACCCGAATTCCTTGAAGACATCCGAGGCCCCCGCTGCGAAAAGAGCCCCGTTGAAATTCACTTTGTTTGTTGAAGTTTCTGTTTTTGTGACTGCACCTGCCGGGGCTGTTGTTGGGAGCCATCCGCCAACGCATGATAGAAATATCGTGCGTTTCGGAGTATTCGGGTTCACTCCTTCTTTCAGGAGTTTTCCGGTGGTTTCATCGAAGAGGGCCATTGCCCCGTCAGTTGCAGATGCAGGGCCGACAACATCTCCAGGTGTCCCTATAGCATCAGCAACGGCCTTACTCGTAGGAACTGTTGTATCATCATCTCCGAGAGTTTCAACGATGATAACCCCAGACCCGTCAATAGTATCAGTATTCTCTCCGTCAGCAACGAGGATAGCACGGTCAACCGCTCCGGTAGACCCCCCCCATCCAATACCTCCGAGTGGGATTTTCTGGGTTCCGTCTGAATGAAAAACGTGGTTTGCGTTCCCGTCGAGTTTCGGCATCAGACCGTGTTTGGTGATACTTGCATCCCCTTTCGTAAGGTTACTCGATGCAAGGTCTTCAATCGCAATTTCATCAGCCCCTCCTTCGATATGGGCTGACATATGCCCTTTGATAAAGGCAATCATGGCATTCCATTTCGACGCGAGGATAGGATGAGCGTTGTCGAAATCAATCATTATCTCATCCCAAGCCATTTCAAACACTCCTATTAACGTCTGTCATGAACAATCCTGCCCATCGTTTTGCCGGATATTTCACCCTGACGGAAAACGTCGATGAAACCACGGCATAGGCGTTCGTCACCGTGCAAGTTACCGAATACGTCCCTGTCAGCGTATACGTGTGAGTGGGGTTCTGCGAGGTTGAAGTTCCCTCTCCTGTCCCAAACGACCAGAGCCACGAAAGAGGGGATTCTGTTGCCGATGCCGAGAAGTCTACCTCAAGTGGTTTGTTTCCAGTAAGCGGGTCTCCCGTTGCAGAGAGGACCGGAAGGTTATAGGTGATGATTACACATCCGTATGAACCAGCCCCACCGTCACCGTCGTAATACCGCGCGCCTCCTCCCCCGGCACCATATCCTACACCGGCTGCACCTCCGGCCCCGTATTCTGTGCTCCCGCCGGGTTGAGCGTTTCCTCCGCTACCATATCCATTTTCACCGGCAGTCGGGCTGTCGAATACCTGATGCCCCCCCATAGCACCTGCTTCGGCAGTAACCCCGAATGCGGTTGAACTTTGGCCGTAGGTTTGTCCTACAACAATGTTGTAGGTTGACCCGGAAGATACCGGTGTAAGGCTCCCCGTCTTAATCTCCCCGTGCTTCCCCCCAAGACCTGATGCATTAGAAACAGGATTCCCCCCGGGCCCCCCGGCACCTACGATAATATAATCAACGTGCGTCACGCCGGCAGGAGCGACAAACTGACCGTTCGCAGTAAATACCGCAGTTACAACCGTCATCTCAATCCTTCCGTGCTGCGTGAATGAATCCAGTTACTCTCGTGATTGTCGTGCAGGATAGAACTTCAAATTCAAGGATGTCTCCTTCTGCGAGGTCAATGAGTGTCCAAGTGGTAACTTCTTTTACTCGTCCTTTTCTTGCCGCCGTTATTGTCGGGAGTTCTGTTCCTGCGATTGATACCGTTGTCGGATAGTCATCATAGGTCGAATGGAGGACATCGACGACGATAGACCCCGTAACGTCAGAGAGCATCGTATGACCAAGAACTGTGCAGTTGAACGGGATTTCAACCATACATTTCTTTCCTGTCGTTAATGGGTCTCCTCCTTCGTCGATAAAGAACGGAATTGGAACACCTACGAGACCGGGGCGCAAGTCAGTAATATTCCCCGCTACGATTGACGATGCCGCCGCCGCTACGTCAACGAGAGCCAGAGGGATTTCGTAGACAGATGCGTTTTGAGTTAACGCTTCTGCCACAGGGGAACTTGCTGCCGTTCCTGTGAGAACAACGGCCTCGATTTTGCCGGGAGACCCTGTAACGGTCATACGAAGGATAATCAGGTCTTTCCTCGGCAACGTCGCGTGTGCTGCAGTTATCGAGATGGCTTTCGTTGCCGTGTTCTGATACCAGTGTCCTTTTATCCACGCTTCCCCAGTCGCTACATTGACGGCCATTGCAGCCGGGGTCTGTGCCGATACCTTGAGCAGATAGCCTTTCGTTGCGTCAATACCGGTCTTACGGAGTTGAGAGAAAACTTCTGCAAACTGTTCTTGGTCATATGCCGATGGGTCGAAAAATCTACTGTATTCTGTCATGTCCTACCTCCTGATAGTCGGATATATTTTTGAGTTGATGTTTCTCACGATACTCACCATGTCCGGGGTCTCTTTCCCCACCCCGAGAGTTAATTTCCGTCCTGCTGCCGTAATTTCCATCTTGACGGAAATCAGTCTGCTTGTCATCGTCGCCACTCCCGGGAACTCTACGACGATAATATCACCGAGGAAGAAATCTACCCCGTAATGAAAGGTGTCGCTCCTCTCGTTGAACTCGAACTCAAGGGTCTGTGTTTCTCCTGTCAATACGTCAGTTCCAGCCTGAATTAACTCGTCTGTCGTCGTGCAGTCTGTCGCCTCAACGAACGTCTCATATCGGTCATCACCTTCGGGTTCCGTCCCGTCATACACAGTCTGCAATACCCGCGCTGCCCCGTCTCCTGTCCCTCCGACATAGGCAACGGTAATTTTGTCAACGATTGATTCGGCGTAGTTGTATGCGTCGATATTGTTGAAGTCCACCGAGAGAATTACTTGGTCGGGCGCGGTCGAACGGTCTTCCCCTTCAAAGAACGTCAGGACGTGGTTTAGTCCAGAGCCGGACCAGAGGAGATAACAACTGATTCCTCCCGTCTTTCTCAATGAAAGGACGGATTCAAGAAGGCTCTCCGTCCTGAATGTGAGGGTCTGGTCTGTTCCGAGTTCAGTATCCGTCGCTGCGAGTGTGAGCCCCGGAAGGACTCTTTTTGCGTTCGTCGGGTTGATTGCTTCGTGGTCTACGAGAGTTCTGATGATAGTTTCTGTCGCAGCCGTATCGAAGGCATCTGTCCCGTCTCCCGTAGAGAACTTATGCATACACCTTCTCTTCCCGAGACGGGCAAGCGTTTCCCTCCCTGATACCGTCCATACCTCACTGACCTTCCCCTCTTTCGACAGGATTTTCGTGTCATTCTCAAGGAGACCCGTATCCCAGATTCCATCCGGTCTGAAGAACCCGATATAATTTCCTGCTATGAGGTGGACGGTTCCATTTGCGCTCCGGTTTATCGTAAGTTCCCACGTCGATATATCATAATAGTTCCCGATATACGTGAACGTCTCGTATCCCATAATTTCAACGAGAGGAACCATCGCAGAACTGTATATGACAATTGAGGGTTTCTTGACGGTAGGAATGTAAGTGTTCGGGGTTCCGAGGACTGCATATCCCAGAACGAAGTTCCCGATAACCGCCGATGACTGTTCTGCCATCCTACGCTCCTACCCCCGTGAATTTATCTGACCACTGAATCGAGCATTTTGCATCTGACCCCGAGGTTGTGCAGGTAAATGCAATCGAGTTTTCGCCGGGCTTCATCATCCACGGAACGGAAGAACTGTCCCGATACTGGAACCCGTTTGACGCAACTCCCCCCGTGCTGTATTTCACGTATGAGATTTTTCTGGGGAGGGTATCTACGACAAAGAGTTCCCCTGACGCTACGACGTTATTTATTTTTATGAGTTCCCCCGTCGATAGATTTGTGATTGTGGGGTTGGTAACGTTCCCGTAGACCGTCAGAATAACCGGCGTGTCAACGTCTCCGAGGTTCGTATAACTCTTCTGATACGTCAACGGCCTGACGCTGAACGGGAATCCGAAGGGGAACATACTTGCCCCGACGGACCCGAGGAACTCAAGATGGGGCTCCCCAGAATACCAGAAGGGGTCATAGGCGATAAGGTTCAGCGTGATAACGTGCCAGGTCTCACCTCTCTCTTTCTTCGTGCCGAATACCGGACATCCGGGGGAGTCTGCCGTGCATTGGATACGGTATACGGTCCCGTCTTCCTGCGTCCAGTAGAGCCATCCCTGACCGAGCCGGGGGCTGAATGTTGCGAGGAGTGCCCTCTGAAGAACGCGAATGTCAAGTTTCGTCGATGCTTTAACGCAGAACTGAAGAGACATCGGTTTGGGGGAATAAATGGTATCCAGCAGGTCAAGACCATCGAGATACGGGGATTGCGAAGTCTGGTTCTCTACCGGAGTATCGCTAACGTTCCACGTATCTGTCAGGACGTATGTTGGTTCAATAAAATCCGTCCTTCTTCCGAGTGCATCAATCCAAGAAAAATAATGACCTGTCATCAGTTACTCAACCCCGCATTACGGATATACTTCGCCTGTGTAATGGATGCCTGCCTGACACTCTCTCCGGTCGTCACTCCGACAGGATTATTCACGGTCGTCTGAATGACGAGAGTGCTTCCTGTAGACTCCTTCGTAGTTTCCTTCGAGGATTCAGAACTTTCTTTCGATGCCGTTCCGAGTGTCTGGACTGAAGAGAAATCTGCCGATTTGTAGGATGGGAGAGAAGCCAGCATTGCCGCAATCCGTGAGGTCTGCATGAACTCCGCGTTCCCCGTAGGATTCCAGTCCGGTCCGTTCTTCGTCCACTGAACAATACCGATATTCGCAATCGCCGGGTTCGCCGCAAGTGCCGCCACGAAGTCAAACCAGTTCTTCGTCATGTTCTCGACGGCAATCTTGAGATATTCTGTCATCGCCGTGTAATGTATGGCAGCGAATCCCTCCATCTCGATATAGAGTGCCTTGATTTTGTTGTTCTCTTCGGTCTGTGCGGTTACTGCCGTTGATGCGGCATCCTTCGCAGCCTCTCCTTTCGCTTCACTCCCGGCCACGGCTTTGTTCGAGGTTGCTGTTGCCGTTGTCGCCGCCGCCGTATTTGATGCGTTTACTTCTTTGTTCGCCTCGACGGTTTTATTTTTCATCAGAGAAAGATACGTGATTGCGAGGTCGGTTGTCGCTTTCGACTGACCTGCGAGGTATCCAGTGACTCCGGTCTTCGCGTCTTTACCCCATCCCTTATCTACAATCTTCTGAAGTTCGTCCTGTGACATCTTCGCCATTTCGGAGAACCCCGCCGTGTCCGGACCGACACCGCCGGTATTAATCGAGGATTTGTAGAGGTCATTATACGAAGACCCTCCGACATTCATACCAGATATCGTCGTTGCGATTCCGGTCAGTTTCTCGTTCCAGTCATCGAGTTTATTGTAATTCTCCTGAACGGCATAATTCAGATCGTCAATCTTACCTTTGACTGCCTTTGCCGCTGCACTCCCCTTATCAGAAAACCCTGCGTATTCAAGGCTTAACGCTTTCAGTTGGTCTTTCTGGTCAGGGATTGTCCTCTTCGTCATCTTGTCAACTTCGAGGTTAATATCCCGTATCTGTGATGCAGAGAGTTGTTCTTTCTTCGAGGTTTCGTCGTATTCATCCCCGAGGTTTTTTACAGCGCCGGTCTCGTCCTTAAGGGACTCAGACATTGCGTTGTTCCTGGCGAGGTTATCGGCAGTAATCTGGTCTTGGTCAGCCTGAAGTTGTTTTCTGAAGTCGAGGAATGAGGTTGAGACGCGAGACCAAGAATCTGTCATCGTTGAATATGCCCCGCCGAAATCCCCCTGCATCGCTTTCCAGAACGCAGTGAAAACCGATACCATGAGGTCTCCGACAGAGAGGACCGTCATCCCGAGGATGTGGAACCCGTTGATTACATCGACAATAATAGGGGCTATTTTCCTCGTTAGTTCGAGGATTGTATTTATTGCAGGGATGATGTCTCTCTTCATTGCAGGGATGAGTTGAAGTCCGACATCGCGCCAAATCCTGTCAAACCCCGCCTGAATCTTATCGAGTTCGATTTTGTATTCTGCCGCCCTCGCAATCTCTTCAGGAGAGTGAACTGATGCCGTCTTAAGGGACTTTGCCACCTGTTCGGATTCTGCTGCGAGTTTCAGGACTTCTCGCGTATTCCGCCCGAATAACTGCGAGGCAAGACCGGCCCGTTCCTGCTGGTTGGTTACCTCTCCAAGACCTGCGATAATCTCGGGCATCAGGTCGTCCATATCACGGAGTTGTCCGTTTACATCCTTCGCGGCAATACCCATCTTGTGGAGTGCCGAAATCGCAGGGTCGGTGTCTGAATCTGCTTTCCCTAAAAATCTTGAGAGAAAGAGCATATTTGTCTGAAGGGTTCCGACATCAGCCCCGGTATCAACACATGCCCTCCGCCATTTCTCAAGGGCGACTGTGCTTAAGCCGGTCCAGTAGGTAGCGTCTTCGAGTTCGTGTGCCCATTCCGCCGATGCTGCCGCCATTGCATACGCTGCGGTCTCTGCGGCTGCGATTGCGGTTACAACGCCACCAATTCCCCCCTCAAGGGCAATAAGACCCTCTTGTGAGATACCGAACGACTTTGCGATGTCACGGCCAACCTCTGCCGCCATCGTCTTCGCTTCCTGAAGCCCCTGTTCAAACCCAGATGCCTCTACCCGTAACCTTCCTACGAGGTCTCCTGCGTCAAATGCTCCTCCCGGCCCGCTCATGTCACTCTCCTTATATTTGCGTTCTTATTCCCCCAGAGTGCCGCGTATAACGTTTTTTTATCCGGGGTATCCGATTGTTTTTCCTCTTCGGGTTCTTCGTCAGGAATGATAATCCCGTTCGCTGCCGCGCCCGTGAGGTTCGCTTGAAGTTTCACCCGTGACAGGTCAAATTCCATGCCCTTCCGATAGAAGAAGAACAGTTGCCCGAGTGTCATTTTTTTCAGTAGATGATTCGGGGTCGCCCACGGGAATAATATTCCCAACTGGACGATAAGTTCCCCGATGGTCAGTTTTTTGTGGGTTCACCCTGTCCTTCCACCTTCTTTCCTTCACGGACCCCCATCTGGTCATTGAAGTCAGTTATCTGCTTATTCCCGTATACGAAGACGGCCTCGCAGAACCTCGATAACTGCGGGAGTGTAATCTTCGTCATGAGATACTCTTTCGTGATTTTCGGGTTTGCGATGGAACACGCATCCGCAGCAACTTCCGCCATCTCTTCGACGGTCGGCTGATGACCACTCTTGAAAAGGACTACCATCTTGAGCATCGCTGAAGCCGGGAATACCCCGATGTCAACCTCTTGATAGTCATCTTTCCTCCCGATACGGATGACTTTTGGTTCTGGAAGGACAATAGTCAGGTCCTCTAAAAAATGAGATTCTGCCATGATTACGCTCCCTGTTCATCGACGATGGCGAGTAACTGGTCGCCGGCAGTCCGTGAGATATCGCAGATAGCCTCAATCTCAATCGGCATGACGTTGGCTTCCGTCGCCTTGTCCGACTTGTAGGACATCTCCATACCCTTCTTGATTCTCGCCTTGTAGAAGGTGAGTTCAAACTTCTTTCCAGCGTCGTTAAGGTTGGTCAGCCGGACAACCCGGTAGGCAACGTCCCTCTTCCCCCCTGTCGAGAGGTTCTTCGAGGCGTTCGGGGTGTAGGCGTAATCCACCTTGCATATCTGGCCGTCCGTGATATCAGAGCCAGATGCAGGGCGGGAGAGACAGGTCTTTCCGTTTGCATCCACGGTCACGGTGTAATCCGCTCCGAGGTCATAGGTCGTGGTCCCTGCGTAGTCAGTTACGACGATAGTTGAGACCACGGTCCCGTCTCCGTTCGCGTGAAGGAGAGCCACGGGTTTGAGTTCTACCGTTGCGAACGTGACTGCCTCATCAGTGACAGAGACTGGCGATGCTGCTGTCGTGGTGTAAGTGTCGATACCTCCACGGGCAACGTTCAGTTTCGCAAGGTCCGGCTCAAGCCAGTCTGCCGTGATAGTGGCTTTCTGGTCAGAGACACCGGCAAGGATTTCCCCTGCGTTATCGGAGTCAATCGTGAACTCCGTCTGGGCTTCCACCCACTTCCCGTTCTTGATTGCGCCGAAATCCTGAAGTGCCCCGACAGTCGCTCCGACTTCAATCTTCATCGAGCCGAGCCTGATTGCTTCTGCATTCTGAATGGTAGTTTGTGCCATTATTTTCCTCCTGAAATTACCGGAATACCACTTGGTAATCCGTGTTCACGAAATATACCGAGGCAACCGCAGTCGCCTCTCCGTCATCATCCTCTGTTTTGTTCATAAATGATATACTCTTTATCCTCACCCCTAGTTTCGTGCCCTTGTATCCGTGAAGACCCGTAGGAGCGATTTCTCCCGTGGTATCTCCGCAGATAACCGTGGCGTTTGTTCTCGCTGCAAGGTAGGTCGTTGCGACGTTCGTCACCTGTATCCGGCATGTCTTGATACCTGACTCATCCTCAAGGACTTCTGAAACGACCTGATAGAATACGGCAGGGAGTTGTTTTCCGAGGTTAAGTTTCCCCGGATAAATCCTCGTGCTGAATAGTGCCGAGATTGCGGCGTTATCCGTCATTACTTTCCTAACGGCTTCAACAATGTCACTCACCGTAATATCCCTCCCCTGCGCTTGTCACTCCCTGATAGTTCGATTTCTCGACGGCTGCTTTCAGATGAGCGGCGATATACATCATCGCTTTCTCCCTCATTACGTCGAAGGCTGGACGGAGATACGGTTTCGGGGCTTGGTAGACCTGTTTCGTTCGTATCCATGTCCCGTCTGCGAGCCTGAATACGAGGAACGGCTTGTTCTTCGCCTTGATGAATCCCCCATATTCCCTCTGCTTGGCGTAAATCATGTTTGTCCCGATGAGAACGTCAACGTGGTCGCTCGCAACCTCTCCTATCTGAACGTCGATTGACGCTTCGAGGGTTCCGGTGGGCTGCTCCCTGAAGTTCTGACGGATATTTTTTCTGGCCTCGTTTGCTATGATTTCTCCGCCGTTCAGCATCGCTTTCTCGCATTCTACCATATACTCCGCTTGGAGTCCCTTGATGTTTGCGAGGAACTGGCTGGAATCAAACTCAAAGAAGGTCTGGTCGTGAGTATCCGTCAGCATCCCCATTATGTCACCCTCTTGAGTTCAACGACGTAGTAATCAATCTGTCTCAACCCTACCGGCTCAACAGTCTCGACGCGATACGTGTATTCGTAGCCCGGGGCCGTGGTCCCGATAATCTGGTTTCCTTCTGTGATGGTTGCCCATCCGGGAAGGTTCACCGTAGGGAACTTCTTTACCCACGTTCCGGTCGTCGTATCCTGTCGCTGTCCTTTCGGCTGACCGAAGAGACATGGAACCCCTGTAACATCGGTAATCGTGCCCGGGATTTCTTCACCCGCTCCGTTCTGCGAGGGCGTGCCGAAAGACCGAATCGTGCAGATGTGAATGAAGTTACCTTCGACGTTCACGGTTATCCTCCGGTATATTCCCCGACATCAACGGGGTAATCTACGGTGTCATTGTTGTCCAGCCTGAAGGAATCGTTCGAGATGTCGTTCCTCTGAACCAGAACGTCTCCCCTGCCACTTCCACCGGCCACCGAGGATTTCTGAAGGTTCGCAATCTGTTCCATCGAGAGCCAGTATGACGTTTTCTCCGGGGGAACTGCGCCGTTCCGAGTCCACGACATATTCAGGGTATTAACCGAGGCTTTGTCGAGGTCACCTTCGAGTGAGACATGGAGATGAGCGATGATATACGCCTTCGCCGTCATTGCGAGGTCTCCCGTCAGGTTCTTTCCCGGACAGATTTTAAAAACCTCTTCAGCGATAGCCAGAAGGACCGCATATCGAGCGTCTGTCATCCTTCCCGTGCCTTTTGTGAACGGGGTTACTGCTGCGAGTGCCACGTCTACGGTTGCGATTGTCACTGTTTTTTCCTCCTGAATGGGAAGATTTTATTCCACGCGCTCGGCTGAAAGTTGTCCTCGAAGATACGGTCAAGGACCCCGACATAGGCGTAATACCAATACATCATCCACCCGATACGGTCACGGAAATACTGGTTGTTCTCGAAGAGACATCCCTGAAGTTTCAGGAGATAGACGAAGGTTTCTGTTCCCGGGTCTTTCTCCTCTACCAGTTCGGGATACATCTGCATCTTGAGAAGGATTCTCCCGAGAGGGGTTGCGTATTCCGCATCCGTCGCATGGAACTTCAGAGCGTCAGAGTTCAGAATCTCACGGAGCCGAGGGCTGTCCCTGAAGAACATTTCGAGGTGTTCATAGAGTTCTTCCGTCTTGTCCATCACGAACTGCTTGTCGGCTTCTGTCAGTTTTTCCATGGTCTCACACTCTCTTGTCGTGAACGAGGTAATGGATACGGTTCGTCTTCGGATACCAGTTATCCGGGGAGAACTCCCTGTATCTCCTGAACTCGCTCCCGTGGTCAATTATCCAGCAGATGAATCCCCCGAGCCGTTCCCGATAGAACGAATCGTTCCTTGCGACCTTTATCACGAAGAGGATAAGGGTTCCGATAATCTGCTTCCGGTTCTCTCTGGTCTCGTTTTCTTTCCACCAGAGGTATCCCTGAAAGAGAAATTGCGTCAAGGGGTCGGGGTCATCCCGGAAATCGTCTTCACAGACGTTTAATTTGCTTGCCAAAAGAGCGATGGATTGCCAGAGAAGTATCTTCGTAACCGTGTGAAATTCCGCGCCGTCCGTCGTATCAGTCTTTCCTCCCATTCTTCGCATTTATCTCCTCCATTTTCACCTGAAAAAATGATAATGGGGTTAGATGCCGCTGTCATACAGGGCAGCGTAGGGTTCCTTTACGACCGGCACGGTATCAATCCAGAACTGCATGACGGTATCGTGGCTCTCCGGCTCAACGTATGAGTTGAACGAGAACCCGAAGTTGTCGATGGTCTTCTGGATGCGGCTGCCGGGGTTCGCAGGGTCAATCACCGAGTAGGTAATCTGCTGCGGGGCATACTTGGGGTTGTTGTTGTAGAACAACGTGCCTGCGGGGTTGTTCCGGTCAAGCCCGAGGATATACCCCTCGTCAATACCTGACAGGAGTCCGTGAACGTCTCCACCGATGACCGGCACTGACATCCGTTCCTCACCTGTTGCAGAGGGAACACCCGTGATTTCACGGAATGCAATGTCTGTGTTTGTCAGTTGTGCCGTCAGCCGGGAAATCATTTCCCAGTAGTTCGTCGAGTTGACGTAGACATCAGTCAGGCGATAGGGGTATCCTTCGCGCCGCATCTGGCCGGCAAGGGTTACGAGGTCTGCGGTCGGGGTGCAGGCTGCATCTGACCATACCTTATACGGAGCCCATGTCGGGGTCGTTGCGTTGGCCTTGAGGGTCGTTGCAATGAGCGTGT